TGTCTCCCGGATCTCCTCGGTCGACAGGACGAGCCATGTCTCGAACCGATCCGAGAGGGGGTCGTCCAGACGGGGCTCGGCGACGAGCCATGCCACGCCTGTGACTGAGAGATGGATGCCGAAGGACAGGAGCATCTGACCCTGACCTGACTGGCCTCCTGCGATGAGAGCCACGATCTCGGCTGCACGTCGCTGGGCTGCGGTCAGAGTCGGATCGGCTGGGTCAAGGATGACAGGGTCTCCCCCCGGGCTGTCGGGTGGGCGAGCGGCGACGAGGTTGACCCGGGACATCGCATTGGCGATCCAGTTCACCCCGAAGCGAAGCTCGCCGATGGTGTCGTAATAGTCCCATGCATCGTGATGCCAGCCATGAGGGGAGATTGTTGATGAGCCTCTGACCCCCAGATTGGGGGCGAGCATGATCTCGGCAGCAGCGACGAGACTGTTGAACTGGGGTGTCTTGGCGCGGGGTCGACGATCAGGCATCGCCTCACAGACTACACAACTAGAGCGTCTATGTGGTATGACTCACACGGGTGTCAGCATCCACGCTTCCATCGCTGGACTGCCTTGTGCCGGGATCGGCAGATGAAACTCTGGAGACTCTTCCATTTCTTCACACAGCCCCAGCCCCACGGACCGACAGGCCACACGAACTCTCCATCGGACTCGGTGAAGCCGAGGAAGGCAATGTTGTCGGCGACTGCGACCTGCTGTGCCGGGGTCTTGCCCTTGGCTGAGGACGAGTTGCTCCAGCGTTGCCATGTCCCTCGGGCAATCCCGAGGCCACCCGTGTACGACCTTGTGGAGTGCGCCCAGTTGTGACCCGTCTCGCACCGGGCGAGCAGGTCGTAGTACTTGTCCGGGAGCACCCCGTCGTAGTGGGAGTGACCACGTCGCTCAGGTCGGCTCGCCGATGGCTCGAGCCCGGCAGAAGCTCGCCCCGGTGGGGCGATCAGGAGCAGGGAGGTGAGGATGGCTGTGCCGATCTTGAGGCGATGGTTCATGTGGTCTCCTTCTGTGGGGGACAGGGACGGCTCCGGCACGGGTGCTCTGGAGCAGGGAGGGCTCTATGGCTCGGTGTATTGACCCTAACCGAGGACACTCGCCCGAGCCACCACCCCCGGGGGGTGAGGGTGGTGGCAACAGGCCTCTCGCCCTTGCGTAGCAGGCGATTGAGGGTCCAGAAATAATCCGTGCTCAGTCGCTCAGGCGACGTGGCATGAGGTCGATGACCTCGCTCGGGAGGTTCTCAATGATGACCTCTGCTGAGGTGCGTGGATCGGAGAGCGACTCTGACCATGCGTCCAGAGCATCCTTGATGGACGGGTAGCGAGCGACCAACTCATCGCCGATGGCGAACTTGACGAGGTTGGTCTCCGGTGATGCATCGGTGCTGTCCACGAGCAGGAGCAGGATGGCGAGTTCGTCTGATGGCCTGTCCTTGATCTCGGCTCTGATGGTGTCGTGAGAGGCAGTCATCAGAACGGCTCCGCGTACAGCATCGGCGACATGGAGTGCTTCCCGAGGGGGAAGCAATACTCACGCCCATCCGATCCACATCGTATGGCGACCTTGAGGTCCTCATTGAAGTAGCGCAGGGTCACGAACTTGTCCGTGCGCTTGACGACCGTGAACCTGAAGATGCAGTCGTAGTCAGCGAGCGACCTGCACTGGAGTTCAGTCCCCACGATGAACTGGGTCCCGGTGGGCTCCTCCTCATCGTCCTCCCACTCAGAGAGACCCTTGAGGTCGTCCTTGACCATGCACAGGGGGCAGAGCGAGCGGTCAATGATGCGAGAGCAGGTGCAGGCTCGGAAGTCATCGGGGTCGATGCCACACTCCTCAAGGAATGCCCAGACCTCGCCGAGGCACTCCCCGTCGGTCTTGTCCTCGCCATCCTGTGCGAGCAGGGCTGCGATGCGCTCTAGTTCCTTGTTCCTCATTGGTTGTCTCCTTCTAGGGTTGGGCGCACGATGCCGAACGCCGGGGTTGGGTCGGTGTCGAAGGAGATACGGAACGGACCCGTGTCGCCTCCTCGCGTGGGTTGATGCCTGCCGAACAGGCTCCGGAAGCAGGCATCACAGATGTCGCCTACCTCGCTGATCTCCTCCTTGTGCAGGACGACAGAGCATCCACACACGCAGGAGCATCGCCCATTTCGGGCGATAGCGAAACACGGGTGAACAGGGGAGCGACGTGAGCGTCTCATTCGTCATCCCCCTCATCGTCAGCGTCCACGAAGTCATCCGAGTAGTGCATACTCGATCCGTAGGCCTTGGGCTCTGCGAGTCCGATGAACACCTCGCTCGCATCTCCTGTCTGGACGACTGTGATGGCCTCAATGAAGGCGAGCAGAGGGTACGAGGGTTGCTGTGCTCCACGCACAGGGGTATCGCCTCCGATGTCCTCGCGGATGTCAGAGAGGCGGTCAATGAGTTCGTCAAGGGTCATCGGGTGACCTCCTTGGCAATCTGGGCGAGGTTGGCACGGGTGCGCTTCTTGGCGTGGACGACTCGCACCTGCGTGAGATAGAAGTCTCGGAACATCTCGTGTCCGAGTGGACCTCCATAGAAGCATCCACTCCCGTCGCCCTTGTTGATGCCCACGAAACGGAAGCGTCCTCGCTGATTGCGAATGGACACCTCCGTGCCTCGCTCAAGGATGCGACCGTTCGCCCTTGGGCTCTGGGTGTCGTGCTGTGTGGCAGTCATCTCAGGCCTCCTCTACTGCGATGAGGACATGGTCGTCAGACTGGGCGACAGGGTAGCCATGCAGTCCCTGAGGGGTCTCTCCGATGATGCCGTTCCGGAAGTAGTGGTAGGGAGCCTTGTCCCATTGCGATGCCCTCACGCCCTCATAGATGCCTGAGGACTTGGTTCCGAATCGCTTGGACTGGACGGTCACATACTTGCCGATGTGGCTGTCGTTGAGGACTCCGATGGGGGTGGGCTCGTTGGCCTTGCAGGTCTCACAGCAGAACCCGAGTTCGGCGAACATGACTGCGACCTCTGCTGAGTTGAGACGCTCCCACACATCGAGGGGGGTTGTGATCTTGCGAGCCTTGGGGCGAGCGGTGAGTTCCGCGGTCAGGTACATCCCGGCATGGTGAGAGCAGATGAGGCTCCCTCCATTGGAGACGAAGTAGACCTTGGGCTGATTGGTGAGTGGTGTCTGGTTGGTTGTCATGTGATGAAGCATAGCCGACTCCAGTCGGCAATGCAAGCATCACCCCTGAGCTACAACCCACACATCCCTTCACACTCCTGATCGAACAGGGTGAAGATGCCTCGCTCCTCATCCGTGCGAAGGTCGACCTCTGACAGGGGCTTGAGAGAGGCATGGAGGTAGGGCGTTCCACGGTACCGGGAGATGACGACTGGATTGGATCGGAGTTGGTTGTCGAAGTCCACCGCGTCCTCCCACTCGCCGGGCTCGTCCTTGAGGGCTCGCCATTCGGAGGTCGCCTTGAAGGGACAGCCCACGCAGGCAGATCGGGGAGGCAAGGCGTACCCGTGCTCCTCGCACCAGTCAAGGCAGTCCTGTCGGCTCATCCGTCGGTCGACCAATGGATACTCATGCTCGATCCATGAGAACTTCGGGTCCTTCATCCTCTGGACCTCATCGTATGAGATGCCGATGACTGTGGTGATGCGATGCTCCTTGCATCGCTGTCCCTTGGCGAGGCCTGCGAGTTCCCTCTGTTTCACCATGAGGGGCTTGAGTTTGTACTCGGTCGTGCATTGGCGACGGACCATGCCCTTCTTACCGACCTCATCGGCGACGTACAGGGGCATCGAGGCGTAGCGACGTCCAGAGGTCAGGAAGTCCTCGCGAAGGTTGCCCTCGCTGACCATGTGGAACGGCATCCCGGCATCGTCCATGAGGCCTCTGAGATAGTCCAGATGGTCGTAGACCTTCTTGGGCTCCCATCCGGTGTCGGCGAACACGACATGATCCGCACGAGGTATCTCATCGTGAAGCATCATCAGCAGCAGGGTCGTTGATTGCACCCCAGCCCCGAGGGACAGGACGCGGAGGGGATAGGTCATGGTCTCTCCTTGGGATTGTGACCGACTCTAGTCGGACGGTATGTCATCCGAGCTTCCCCTCTAGCGAGGCGAGCAGGCCAGTCAGGGCAGAGGCCGACAGGGCGAGCAGGCCGATGAGGATCAGGCGATTGCCGGGGAACATGACAGCCAACCCGGTGGGGATCGGTGCGAGCCAGATCGAGAGACACCAATCGCACGTCGCAAGGTAGCCGACCATCTCGCCTCGGGCGATGACCGCCTCCCTGAGCTTCTGCGTGATCCGATCCGCGGTGATGAGTCGGGTCAGCCTGTAGGTCGATAGGGCGACGAGGATGATGGTGATGGGCAGGGTCATGGGATTCTCCTTGATGTGGGTGAGACGACGGAGCCCGGCACGACAGGCTGGGCGATGAGGAGCGAGGCGACCGCGTGAACCAGAGCGTCCATACGGTCGGGGGACTTGCCCTCCCCCGGGACCCATGAGACCATCTGGCTCTCGAGCATGGGGAAGAACCCAGAGTGGTGGACAAGGCCTCGCTCATAGAGGGCAGACACGGGCTCGGCTCGGGCAGCCTTGCTCAGACGGGCAGTGATCTTCTCCACACGGAGCATCGGGTCGACTGCGTGGATCGTTGCCCGCACCATGTCGCCTCCTTGGTTGGACTCCACGACGACTCGCTCTGCCTTCCAGCGTCTGGCTGCTGAGGCCACCTGTGCGCCCCACTCCTCGGGTCGCCCCGGCATGGAGCAGTCCTCGAGGATGACAGCGTGGTCGACTCCTGCCCGTCCCTGTACCGGGGCGCAGGCCACGACGATGCCGCACTCGGCTGTCTCTCCCGGTGGGTCGACTGCCACGATGACCTTCCACGGTCTGCGCTCAAGGATTGCCGGGCGATCCCGATCTGCGAGGTGTCGGTTGAGGGACTGCCACGGCTGGGCGATGTCGAACGATGTCAAGCGACCACGATCGAGGATGACCTCCGTCCACAGGGCTCCTTCCACGTCGTCCAGCCACTCAGCATGAAGCTCCTGTCGCCCGAGGCGTGTCCCCTCATAGCGTCCGAGGACGTCGTCAATGAAGCCGGGGGCGAGGTTGGCGACGTTGTCGTAGGTCGACCCGGTGGTCACGAGGGTGTCGGGTCGCTGGGAGAGAGCCCTCAGCCATCGGGCTGGCTTGGGCGTACCCGTCAGGAGAGCCCACGGCTCACGGCCTAGACGGAGACCGAGGAGGAGGTTGGAGAGGGTGTCCTCGCCTCTGGGCATTGAGGCAGGCTCGTCGATCCATGCCCACCCGTGCTGAGGTCCGCGCAATCTGTCGGGCTCCTCAGCCGAGAACAGGGTCGCCATTGCGCCATTGTGAAAGGTGACTCGCCTCTTGGATGGCTCATACACAGGTCTCTGGGATGGAGGGAACACGGACAGGATGCCCGACTCCCCCTCGACCATGACATCTCGGACATCGGCAGCGGTCGGACCGACGAGGGCGATGCGAGGCTCGACCTCAATCATCTGCCGAGTCGTCTCCGATCCGACCCTTGTCTTGCCGAAGCCTCGTCCAGCGATGAGCATCCACGCCCGGTACTTGGAGCCGAGCCCCTCAGGGCGTGTCTGATTGGGGCGTCGCCAGAACTCCCAGAGGTACATCAGATGCTCGAGCCCGGCAGGATCGAGGCCTGCACGGATGTCCTCGATGTCGCCTGTCAGGACGGCTCGCTCGGCATCACTCATCCGATCCCAGTCACGGGCAGTCGTCTGGCTCATCGTCTGGCTCGGAGTCCTTGACCCGGGGCGAGGCCAGCAGGCTGTCTCACGCGCCCAGCAGGGGCTCTCAGGGGCTGTGCCGGGGCTACGGCCTCCACAGGTGGCTCAGGCACAGGAGCAGGCTCAGGAGGGCTCTCAGGCTCCAGAGGGATGACCTCAGCCTCCACGACGTCCTCATCGGTCGGCTCAGGTTCCGGAAGTGCGATGACTGCCGTGGTGTCAATGACAGCCCGGGAGCGTTCCCTCATCCGTGCGATGCGCTCATCGAGGAGCATCGCCATCGTGGTGTCGACCTCAATGGGGCTCCCATTGGCTCCTGTGATCTCGATGCGCTTGGCAGCCAGCATCGTGATGGCCTGCGCTGCACGGATGCGATCACCCGGCTTCTGAGCTTCTTCCATCTCCCGGACCAGACGACGGATGGCCTGCAAGTGGGCAGAGGCAAGGAACCGATCCGTGCGCTCCTGTAGGTCGTTGACTGCGAAGCGCAGGGCTCGCTGACCCTCAGCCGAGAGCAGGTGGTACCGAACGGTCTCCTCATCGACCTCCAACTCAGTCGCGATCTGCTTGTAGGTCGCCCCGGCGAGTGCGAGGTTGGTGGCCTTGGCGAGGTCCACCACTCGGATCGTCTCCTCACGTCGGGCTCTGGGCTTCCGTGGAGCCTTGGCTGGAGCCTCCTTGGTGGCCTTGGGGGTTGCCTTCTTGGCGGTCATGGCGTGTCTCCGATTGTCTGTGGTTCCCGTGTCTCGCCAGCCTCACGCATGATCCAGTCCTGCACGGCTCGCTCGATGAGACGGTTGACGCTGATACCTAAGTGCCTCGCCTCCGTCTTGACGATGAGCAGGTCTGCCGGGACGAAGCGGACCAACACTTGTATCCGTGGTGTCTCGTACTCGGTCGGTCTGCCCATCTCGACCGATTACGCTATCAGTAACGGGTGTGAGGTATGTAGTCTGCGAGGCTCTGCGCGACGTGCTCTGCCGGGGCTGTCCCGTCGATGCGGATGTGAGGCCAGCCACCTGCGAGTCGTGAGGTCTTGGTGTACCGACCCTTCCACCACGAGTCTGTCTGCTCCTTGGTGCCGAGATGGATGGCTCGCTCTCGGGCTCGCTGTCTTGCGACCTCAGGGGGGACATCCAGCCAGATGAGCGTCAGGACTCCACTCCGATCTGCCGCACTCAGGAACCCGGCGTTGGCGAGGCGATCTCCCTCCCCCACGATGATGGGCGCAGGTTGGCTCTCCACGAACTCGATCGCCCGTGGGTTGATTGCCATGCCCAGAGCGTCAGTCCCTGAGAACCCGGTCTCGCGCACCCGTCCGAGTTGGATGCACCCTGCCCCATAGTCGAGATGGGGGATCGGCTCGAGCTTCTGGACTGGGTCGCCCCAGTGCTTGATCTCGAGGGCTCGCTTGAGCGCAGTCGACTTTCCTGATCCCGGTGCGCCGATGAGGTAGATGACTCGCATCACTTGGGCTCCGATCCGATAATCCACAGACCTGTCGTGCCGTCCCCGTCCACGAAGCCGGGGGCGATTGACGGGTTGCTGAGGAGGTGGTTGACGACCTTGGCTTCATAGGTCGGGTGAAAGGTGATGCCGTCCAGCGACTGACGGACCTTCTGTCCGTAGGTGACGATGCCGGGGGTGTGGAGGTCGTGCATCTCGATCTCCGTGCTGACGGGCAGGCTCGCTCCAATCTGCTCCCCGAACAGCGTCAGGCGATCCGCGATGAGCCGAGCCCGGTTGGGTCCGATCCCAATGAGGGTCACGGTCTCGACATTGTGAGGGTACAGGGACAGGCCGAGCAGGATGGAGATGGTGGAGTTCGCTGATCCGCAGGGGATGACGAGGTGACGCAGGCTCTGAGGGATGTTCTGGACCTGCGCTGCTCCGACCCGGTGGAACTCGATGATGTCCTCGTCGCTCGGATCGGGAGAGATGCCGTACCTCAGGTGGTATCGCCCTGTCTCGGCGACGTCCTTGGTGACGGCTGACTGGAGGGCTGGGTTGTAGCCGACCTTGAGGGTCCGGAACTCTGCGCCATGCTCGAGGGCAATCTGGACATTCCGATGCCGGGTGGCCTTGTCGAGGGTCGTCCCCCCGATGTAGATGCGAAGGGGCAGGCCGACGTACTCAGCGATGACCGCCGACATGGGCAACTGGGGCGAGAGGACGGATGCCCCGGTCGTGATGCCGGGGAGTCCATGATCTGCTGCTCGCTCGAGCAGGTAGAGGCACTGGCGAAACTTGGCTCCGTTGACCTTGCCGTAGCCGAGAGGAGCGCAGTAGTCCTCCCTCTTGTACCAACGGCCTCCCCTGTCCTCCCACGGGGTCAGAGCGGTCAGGATGTGATCCCAGTCGACGGTCGGGGTCATGTCGTGCTCCTCTTGCGTGGCTCACGGAATCGACCGAAGGCCTCCGCGTGGACGAGGTCATCGAACTCGCAGGCCATGTCGCCGTACATCCCGGACATCATGGGGAGTCGTCCCGTCTCTCGGTACCAGTTCTGCTTCAGGGGGACACAGCCCGGGTCGCCGGGGTTGTCCTCAAGGCGCAGGTCGCCGGGGATGCGCTCGGATCGGAGAGCCCAGAACACGTCGGTCAGGCCTGTCCCCCATTTCGCCTCGAAGGCGAGGAGCCTGTCGTGCATCATGTCGGCGTAGACATTGGGGTACCGCCTGTTGGGTCGGTGGAAGCTCTTGTAGGTGCAGAGGGCAGACTCGAGGGTCAGACGGTTGACGAACCTCTCGTGACGCTGTCCTCTGGCTCGCTCACGCGCCTCGGCAAGGAGGGACTCCCCTGAGTCGGCGAGAATGTCGAGTTGCTCCTTGGTGTACCTGCCTGAGAAGCTCGGGTTGCTGGAGTGCCAGTCAAGGTCGTCCCGTCCGATGACGATGGCGAGGCCATTGCGATGAGATCGAGAGCCAGCCCGGTCCTCGAGCAGGAGCGTGGTCGGCTCCACGGGGATGCCTGAGCAGAGGAGGTAGTCACAGAACGACCACGCGGAGAGTCGTCCGAAGGTGGGGATCGAGGTCGCAGCGGTCCAGATCGACTCCCATCCCTGCTCGGATCGGAGTGTCCAGAACTCGGTGGCTGTCGCCCCGGCGAGCATCTGCCTGTAGCCCTCGATGGCCTTGGGGATGGCTCGCCTGTGGTATCGCCGATCCGTGTCCACCGAGATGCGGTCGACGTTGTGCTCCAGCCACGCGACCAACCTGTCCGCCTCAGCCAGCGAGGGAGCCTGCTGCATGAGCAGGAGCGAGGTCATGGGGTGCTGTGTGCATCCATTGAGGAGCGAGAACCAGAGGGTCTCCTCCTGTGTCCATCCGAGCTTCTCACGGAGCCCGGGGATGATGAGATACACGAGACCCGGGTGCGTCCCGAACTGGGTGTGGAAGTCATAGAACCGGAGGAACACCTCTCGGCGATGCTCGGGTTGGCGCAGGTCAGCCCCTGCCGGGAGGGTCATTTCTTGAGGCGTTCGGCCTTGCGCCGATCGGCCTCGGTCGTGCGGAGCGCAGCCCTCTCGGCCTCCTGCTCTGGGGTCGGGGCGCAGGACTTCATCCCACTCTTGGCGTAGCAGACGAGCGTGTATCGCCATGCGTCGCGGTCGGTGGCGATGAAGGGCGTGACCCCGTGAAGGACGGACTGCCCATCGAAGATGGAGATGGACCCGTGGGGGACAGCGAGGTAGACGTCGTAGTCGGCGAGGTACAGCAGTCCCCCGTCGATCCCGTGCCGGGCTGCAATCATCGCCGACCACGAGCCCCGGATGTTTCCGGAGTCCTTGTGGTAGGGCAGGGCTGCCGTATTGTTGATGACGCCAGATGTCCACGGGGTTCCCTTGATGCGCCATGCCTCAGGGACGGTCGACAGGACGGCCTCGGCTGAGTGCCGATACGCGTCGGGGGCATACTCGCGGAACAGCCTCTCGGCTTGGTAGACGAAGTCGTAGATGAGGTCGGTGACCTCTGGGTACTTGCGGTCGAACCTGCACCGCGTACACGCCCACCGGGATCGGAGCGGTGCCGGGGCTGCGTAGCCGAAGGTGTGGTGCTCGACCCCGATGCCTGACATCCTGATCTCGTTGGCGACCCTCTCCCATTGCCCGATGTGCCTGAGTTCCTGACCGATGGCTGACGCGAGGCTCTGCTCGCTCACGATCTGGATTGCGACAATCTCATCGAGGTCCTCATCCACGAGGCAGGCCGTATCGCTGATGATGACTGCGTCGGGTCCCGGCACAGAGGCGGTCGCCCTGATCTGTCGCCGACCACAGACTGGGCATGGCTTCCGAGGTGTGTAGGGGATCATGGCTCCACAGGACTGGATGGTCCCTGAGCGGTCCCCGGGCTCGACGGATGTGCAGGGGACGAGGGGCTCTCGTCGTTTCCTGACAATGCGCTGCACTAGATGACGGCCTTCTGGAGCAGGTGACGGACGACGTCGGCGTTGGTCTTGACATCGAACTCGGCTCGCAGGGTGGTCAGGTTGGTGACGACCTCGTCGTACACCTCGCCCACATACGGCAGGATGATGGATCGGATGTCGTGCGACTCGTAGATTGGCTCGCGATCGCCGGGGGTGTGGACCTGCTGGACATTGCCGACGAATGGCTTGTCCGTCTCGACCTCCGTGTTGAGCAGAAGCTTGTAGGTGGCGTCGTCATAGCCTGTTCCCTTGAGGGTGTCGTCCTCCTCGAGGATGGACCCGAGCACGGAGAAGAGCGCATCGTCGTCATAGTACGCGAGGTCGCTCGTCCGGTTGTCGGCGAGAAGGATGCGCTTGGCCTGCGTGTCGTCCACATCGAGCCAGATGCCGGGGACTGAGGTTGCCCCGGACTTCTTGGCTGCCTTGAGTCGGGTGTGGCCTGCCAGCACCCGTCCTGTCGATCTCTGGACGAGGATTGCGCCGTAGAACCCATTGGCCGTGATGCTCTCGTTGACCGCCTTGGCATCGCCCCGACGCGGGTTGTCGGGGTGCTCCTCGAGGCTGGACACCGGGATGGACGGGTCGAACTCCTGCTGTATGACTTTCACTTGGTCTGCTCCTTCTGGGTGGCTCTCTTGAGGATCACATGGATCGCATCTGGGGTCAGGGGGTCAGCCGATAGGGCTGCCCTCTGGCGATTGAGTCGCCGAGTGATGTCGGCCTGCGTGTACCCTGCCGCTACCAGTTCCACGACGAGACGGTTGCGCTCCATGAGGGCTCGCTGACCGTTGATGATCTCTCGCTCGAGTGCCTCGAGCTTCTGTTCCCGGGATGATCGGGGAGGGGGAGGGGTGGTCGTCATCTGTCTCTCTCTGTCCTGCTGCGATGGTAGCAGTCAGAGGTGATGCCGACAAGTGTCAGGTCGGGTCAATCACGCGACGTCAATCCACGCCGACCCATCTCGGAGAACCTGCGTCCTGCGAGCTTCTTGTTGAAGTGGGGAATGTTGTTCGCCGGGATGCCGATCCGAGTGGTCCTCAACAGGATCGCAAGGAGGTCCGAGGCCTCTTGGCTCTCGTACCCTGCCAATCGGAGAGCGTCATCGTCCGGAAAGACATCGGCGTGACGATCCACATCGGGGTCAATGAGGTGATCCTCGAGGCCACCCGTGGAGAACAGGTATCGGAAGTTGCCGGGGATGTCCTCGGCTGGGATGCCCTTGAGGAGGGAGACCTCCTTGGTGTAGGCGTAGAACAGCACGTCGCTGAACAGGGTCGCAGTCAGCAGCCAGTCCCTCAGGTATGCCTCCGAGAAGAAGTCCCCCGAGTCGTGGATGCGGATCGCGACACCTCCTCGATCTGCCCACCTCTGGAGGACAGGGTCGAGCCCAGCAGGGACAGCCCGGGCGATGCCCGTCGGTCGGAACTTGGGCTGGGCGAGTTCCCCGTGGAGATCGGAGAGCCATTGCCCGGGATCATCAAGGTACCGAGTGAGGTTGCGCGTGTGCGCCTCGAGGACATTGGAGAAGCGGTATGTGCCGTTTCGGGCGTAGCACACCTGAGCACAGGCCCCGGCGTTGGGGCAGGTCATCACGCGACCACGGTCTGGGAGGGTGACATACCATGCCGGGATGGCGTAGTTCCAGATGCCGTCCGGTCTGAGTTCGGAGTTCTGGGTCAGGAGCGTCCTGCTACCGAGGGGCATGGTCAGCGATCTCGCCGATACCCACCTGCGCCACCGAGGAACCAGCCGAGCCAGACGAGGACGACCATGTTGATGATCTGGACGATGAAGTCACCCAACGACTGCCTCCTCTGTCGCTCCGAGGTAGAAGGCCTGTCCCCAGACCTCGATGGGATGATACCCGAGACGGATGCACCACCGATCCGCGGCGTACAGGTCGATGCCGTTCTTGCGCCATTGTCCGATCCGTCCGTTGTCCACGGCCTCGAGGCGACCATGCCGGGTCAGCAGGCTGATGAGGGGCGTGGCATCGAGGCGAATGTTGACGGAGTCAGACTTGGGTCGGTACTTGAGCTTCTGGAGACGGTTGGCCTCCGTGCAGACGTCGCATCGGCACTTCTTGTTCCGATAGGCACTCGCCCCATGAGTGATGGGTCGCTCTGCCTTGGGCTCTCGGTTGGTGTCTCGGATCGGCTCTGGCACCGGGAGTCGGTCCACGGGTGGGAACCCGAAGCATGGACACATCCTCAGGTAGTGCGCCTCGAGTTGGCCTCCAGCCTGCATGAGGTTGGCGAGGCTGTCGTGTCTCCTGTCCCCGGAGAACGCCTTGTGCGCGATCTGCTCGGCGAGGTCACACTTCATACAGCCACCTCCAGAGCAGGTAGACGACGAGAGCGATGCCCGTGTAGATGCCGATGGTCTTGAGTAGGAACATCATGCGAACTCCGCGACGACCATCGTCCAGTGCAGGGCGTTGAGGAACTGCTCCACGACGTCAGGTGAGACATCCTCGCCTCCCGTCAGGATCGGGATCGCTCGGGCTGTGAGATGCGACTGCCCCACCATGCGTCCCTCTGGGTCGTCTGCGTATGTCCTGACCCAATGGTCGGACCCATCATCGAAGAGGTCGAGGTGCGCCATGTGCAGGTAGGACCTTCCGGAGATCAGGTCGTATGCCTGTACGCACAGGGCTGTCTTGACCTCGGGGTCGATGTCGGCAATCTCCTGAAGCTCGCCATGCACCGGGGGCTCCTCATCTGTGGACATGGCCTTGGTCCATGTCTCGTCGATTCGTCCGATGACCTTGGCGTTGACGCAGGCTGCGACGAGGGCATGGAGCCCGGCACGGGTCTCGATGCTGATGTTCCATCCGTCCTCATCGAAGGGCTGGGCGAAGGCCGATGCCTTGTCGCCGAGAGCCCACGAGCAGGTCGCCACGACCTTGTCGCGTCGCCAGATGTCGATGGCATTGTCGAGGAGCCCGGTCATCAGACTGTCTAGTTCGCGTGGGGCGGTCACTCTGCGACCTCGCTCTCGCTCTGATCCGAGTCCATCTTCTCCTGCGCCTTGAGGATGTGGTGCGCGATCCACTCAGCGACAGGCGAGGCGACCCCATTGCCGCACATCTTGTACCGCGTGGAGTCGCTGTTCTCCTTGCCATCGGCTCGGTAGAGGGTGTGGTTGTCAGGCCATCCCATGAGGCGTTCGCACTCGATGGGGGTGAGTCGTCTCACGACGAGTTTCGGCTGGGGCGTGTCTGTCATTGGTGTGTCTTTCTCTGTGGTGGCGACTGCCGGGGGTGTGGTTGTGAGGCTGAACATCGGGTCTCCATCCTCCCCGAGGCCGAAGCCGGGGTGACGGATGGACTCGCCTCCCTGCCCATCCGGTGATGGGGTGAGGGCGACTCCTCCTCCTCGGAGGGCTGCGTGTGAGATCGGGAGCACGACGTCCTCGCTGTAGGCGACTGCTGGGGGCGAGGAGATGCCGACTGAGCTTCCGACCGTGAGAGTGGGGAACGCTGTCTCGCTGACTGTGCTATTGGAGAAGGTGGACGGGAAGGCGTACACCTCCTGCGCGACCGCCTGTCCCCCTGTCCTGTCCAGCGTGTACGCAGGATCGCCGGGCTCTCCGATGCCGAGGCCGTTCTGGTGCTTCTCGATCTCACGCCCGTCCTGTATCGGGATGGCGATGTGGCTCGGATCATCGGTCGACTGGACGACTGCGAAGAGTTGTCCCTTGTCTGGCATCCGCTGCATGGAACTGTTCGTGGTCAGGGTCGGGACGACCTGTGATCCATCCCACCACTCAGCGACCTGCTCCACCGGGATCGCAATCTGCGCTCCATCCTGCCCTGCCCTCAGGGTCGGGGCGAGGTCCTCTCGGACCCGAGAGTTGTAGCCGAAGCCGATCTCCCATGCGAGGACTGGATCAGGTTCCACCATTGCGATGGACGGTGCTGTCTGCGTGGCCTTGAGGGTTGGCGAGATGTCCTCCATGACCGAGGCATTGGAGCCGAACTGGGTGTCGAAGGAGTAGATGGGCTCATCTCTCGGGGCGAACAGGACGAGTTCGTTGGAGGCCACGAGCGACGGGGAGAGGTCGGTGCTCAGGAGCGGACCCTTGCCTCCTCCTGCCTTGCCCTCTCTCTGGCGCATCAGCACCGGGAGAATTGGCTCTGGCTCCTCCACCACAATCATGGGGACATTGTTTCCACCCGTCCCCATCCGACTGATGAGCGTCTGGATCGGCTCCTCGTACACGCGCACCTCGCCGACACGAGTGCCATCGAGGATCAGGACCGTCGACCTGCTCTCTGTCCGGTTGTCGGCAGAGTTGAGCGTCGGTGCGACCTCCTGCTCATCCCATGTCTCGTAGTCATCGACTGAGTGAGCGCGTCGGCCTTTCACATAGACAGCGACGTCCTCAGGGACGAGGATGTGGGGCTCGTTGTCCCCACTCTTGCCCTGTGCTCGCAGGGTCGGGACAATCGGGGAGAGGTTCTGGTCATGCCTGAGCACCTGCCCCGGCTGAAAGGCGAGCGGATCGGGCATCACGAGAAGCGTCTCCGATCCACCACCTGCCGTCCCCTCATGTGCGCGGAGGGTTGCGACGCCCTCCTTGTAGGTCCCGAATGTCCCCTCAGCGAAAGGGATGACCGCCTCCTCAGGGGCGAACTCGAGGATGACCTTGTTCTCATCGAAGGTCTGGTTGCGGATGCCCTTGTAATCGGTCGCTGCGAGACAGCCGACTAGGCCTGTCTCGTCGCTGTCCCATCCTCGGTCGGCTGCTCGGTCGTCGGCGTGGAAGCCTTGGATGCCAGTTCCTCCAGAGCGATCTTGAGAGGCTCGGGCAGAGTCTTGCCTCGCCTGTCGGCGCGTCGCAGAATCCCCTCGGCGGCCTTCGGGGACAGGTAATACTTGCTGTCGACCTCGCTTGCGGATACCAGTATCGAAGCAAGCGAGGACAAATACCCTCCGTCGGCGTTGGGGGACTCCGAAGAACTGTGCATCGAGGCAATGCCACTCGACAGCCACAGCCCCGAGGTCTGCCATTTCGTCGAGGACCGCCCCGAAGTCGGCTCCTTGATTAGATGAGAAGGCACCGGGAACATTCTCCCAGAGAGCCCATCGGGGAAAAGTGTTTCCTGTTGCATCTCGCATCTCCTTGATGATTCGTGTGGCTTGGAAGAAAAGGTTGGACCGGGAGCCCTCGATGAGGCCTGCTCGCTTCCCGGCGGTGCTGAGGTCCTGACAGGGGGACCCGAATGTGATGAGGTCGACGGGTGGCAACTCTGCCCCCGAGACATCTGAGACGTCGCCCCATCGGGGGACATCAGGCCAATGGTACGCGAGGGTCTGTTGGCAATGGGCATCCCACTCCACCTGAAACTTCCCCTCCCATCCAGCAGCCTCGAAGCCGAGGTCAATGCCTCCGACCCCGGCGAAGAGAGACCCGAAGGTGGGCTTGGTCATGCTGAGGCCTCCTGTGCCTGCTCGTGCTTCTGGGCGATGGCTGATGCGATGGCATCTGCGACCTGCTCGAGCGTGATGCCGAACAGGTTGACAGCGACTGGAGTTCCGTCTGATGCTCGCAGACGGATGGTCGCTGCGAACTCGTCATCGCTGTCGATGGTGATCTCGGTGGACTGATGGACGCAGATGTTCGTCTGGCGTCGATCCTTGCCATCGTGGGTGATGAAGGCGACCGAGTGTGTCCCGTCGTTGTACGAGACATTGAGGGCTCGCATCCCGGTGTTCATCCACTTGGTCTCGGAGACCTTGGTTCGGAGCCCTGTCCAGAGGAATGTCCTCTGCGTGGGCTCCCGGTCGGGCGTGTCTGTCATTGGTGGTTCCTTGTCTGTGGTTGGTGGTAATCGGGCTCGCAGATGAGCACGAGTTCTGTCCAGCCCGGCAGAAGCTCGGCGGTGGCCTTCTCGGCCTCCTCCATCGCCTCAATGGCTGAGTGGGCGAGCACCTCAATCTCGATGGCATCCCCGTCGTAGATGACAGCGACACAGTACGGACGACGTGTGTCAGAGATGTCGCTGAGTTCGGGTGCTGTGGGGTCGGTCACGACTCCCGTCTGAAGTTGCGGATGTGCCTCTGAATCTTCCGGACTGCCGGGCTCTCGATTTCGGTCGCGCAGTAACCCCACGCCTCCAGTCGGTCGAGGAACCCGATCCAGTCGATGGGCTCCCCGTCGTTGTCGTACCAGCCCTCGAAGATGTCCTCGGCTGCTTTCAGGCACTCCGAGGTCACGTCGCTGGCCTCCTTGATGATGCGTGTCTCCGTCATGGTTGGAATCATAGCCGACTCCTGTCGGTCGGTCAATCATTGGAGCCTCTGACTCTCTTGATGGTCGCTGCGATTGCGTCCGGTGTGATGAGAGGGACTCCGAGCTTCTCTCGGACTCTGTTGATGATCCGAGCGACATCGGCCTGCCGATGCCCACGATCCACCAGAGCAACGATGAGAGCGTTCCTCTGGTCGTAGGCCTTGATGCCTCGGGCGATGAGACGCTCGAGTCTTTCCAACTCGTCGACGTCTTGGTTCTTGGTCATTGGGGGTCTTTCTAGGTGGCGTGTCTGACATTGGCTGAGAGAGTCCTCATCGCATCCAACCGGGATCGGAGCGAGAGGAGAGCCTCCTTGGTCGACTGGCGTTGTGCCTCAGCGAGTTTCCAATCTCGGAACTCTGCTGCACAATGCAGGTCGCACCGAGCCTGTCTCTCGTGCTGTGTCATCTTGATGGACGGATCATTGGCGAAGGCGACGATGGCCTTCGCCATCCTGATCTTGTAGTCGGCCTCTGCGATGGCTGCGACCTCTGACTGGGTCGCGTACAGGTAGGTCTGCTCCTCGAGCAGGGAGGAGAGGTCGGCAATGTTGGCCTCGATCTCGCCCTGCGTGAGCAGTCGGCTCACATCGACCACCCTGTCTCTCTGAGGGTGGCGAGGGCTGTGAGCCCGGCAGTCGTGAGTTCGTACACAGCAGAAGGGGTCGGGCTTCCGGGATTGGTGCGCTCCAGCCCCGACTCCTCGATGAGTCCGATCCGCTTGAGCGAGGAGACCCGTCGACGTGTCCCCTCCAGCGCAGAGATGGGAGCATTGAGACCGACCACAGAGATGGCGACCTCCTGCGCTGTCTGGGGCTCGAGGAACAGGCTCTCGAGGACGCGAGCCTGCCGTGAGGTGGCTCGGAATCGCCGAGGATCGCCTGTCTGACGGTCGCCTGCCTCGCGTGAGGTGCTCGGATCGGAGGTGCGTGAGGTGGCCTCAGCCACCGGGATCACGCCATGCCCCGAGCAATGGGGGCAGAGCATCATCTCGCGACGTTCAGGGACTGGGTCTCCGAAGAGGTCGAGTTGGTTAGTGGTCATGGTCATTGGTTGGTCCTTTCGGGTCTGGCCTGCGAAGCAGACCGAGGGTGCGTGATGTCTCGGGATAGGCGTGAACCCAGTCGTGGTGAGCCCGGCAGAGCGTCACCAGATTGTCTGGGGTGTCTTGTCCTCCCTGTGACCTACGCAGGATGTGATGGGGATCGAGTCGCCCCCAGCAGGAGAGTTCCGGAATGAGAGTCCGTCCTCGGCAGCCACCATCTCTGATGGCGACTCTGGATCGGACGTCGCTCGGGATGCCTTGGCGTTTCGCCTTGAGCCCGGACGACCGCTTGAGTGGTGTCCGTCTCTTGATGGGTCCTGATCGTTTCATCTGCTCTCCTGTCGGTGGAATGTTAGCCGACTCAGGTCGGTCGGTCGGTGATGCTCCTCTGCTCTCTCTGTTGCCGACTCAGGTCGGGTGCAGATTGGGCGAACGCCCCGCCCCCTTTCGTCAGGGTGAGAAGGTAGACGACGGGACGAAGAAGAAGCTCATGGTCTCAGGTATGACTCGCGTGCCACGTCGTCTGTCTCCAGAACAACGCATCCCCTCCTAGAGTCTGCTAGGCCAGCGTCAGCCACATCCCTCGGCGACCGACCTCATGTCGTGTCGTTGCGGATTAGTGGAAGTGATGTCTCCGGTCATCGAGTGACCACCTCGTGTCGAGGGCTCTCAGGCCTCTGGGTGGCGACTAAGCGGATCAGACATCACTCGGCGAGAGTGCTCCCGTTTCGTATGGATGAACCCACCTACACGGTCAATCTGAGTGCTGATGTCATCGGGTCATACCCGGCGATGGTGTAGAATGTCGAGGCCTCACTTATGCAACGAGTAGGGACGAGCACGGGGCTCGGGATCGGTGACTCTAGCCGACTCTCGAGCCCTGTGCCATGTCAGAACTCGGACTCCTCGTCCTCATTGGTGATCTCGCCGGGGAGGCCATTGGCCTCAACGATGAAGGCATCCAGCCCCGACCACTCCTCGAGAGCCCGATGTGCGAGAGCCCAGACGAGTTGGTCGGCACGGAGCGTCAGTCCTGAGATCGGAGGCTCGCCATCACCGGACGGATCGGACCATCCCGGTGAGCCGACGAGCTTCTCAGCCTCATCGGCATCCACCTCCACGATGACCTCGAGCGTGACCATCTGTCGGCGAGCCATCAGTCGTGGCTCCCGTGGCACCCGGCATTACCGCAGCCAGCAACGCAGACGACCCTGACGCGACAGACGCAGAAGGCCGTGACGCAGGCAGAGCACCCACTTGAGTAGCGCATCTTCAGAGCCCGGTCGTACCCGTCCTGCGTGGGCTTGTAGACATACAGCCTCGCCTCGGTGCTGTACTCAGGAGCCTCGACGAGACCCAGAGCACGGAGCGACTGCTTGATCTCATGGGCGAGGTCGGGGTTTCTCTGGTTGATGCCCTCATCCTTAGGGATGTAGCCATCGTGGGCAGCGAGCCAGCAGAGCATTGACCTCTGATAGTCGGTGAGTTTGACGTCGTTCACGACTCCTCCTCCATCGGCTCGGACGCAGCCTTGACCCACTCCGCATCAGCGATGTCGCTCATGGCGATCCGCAGGGCGACCCAGTCCTTGGCCTCGGCTCGCCTTTCCGGAGCGAGGTCAGCGAGCTTCCCGAACTCTGCCATGAAGTCGGCCTTGATGGCCTTGGCTGTCTCTGTCGTGACCTCGGCGAGCATCCGCTTGATCTCCTCCTCCTCGGCTGAGGTTGCCTTGGGCTTCGGAGCCGGGGATGGGCGGTCGCTCTGGCGAGCAGGCGCGGATCGTGGCTGACGCGGTGCAGCCGATGCCCCATCATCGTCCTCTGCAGCGAGCCCGAGGACAGCGAGGAGCGAGTATCGGCGACCGTAGGTGATTGCCGATCCAGTCTCCTGAGCGGTGCGACCGTTGGGGAGCAGGAGGGGATGGAACGACATCCACTCACCGGAGGAGTGGATGAGGGTCGTGGTGATGGCGACCGTGTTGTCGTCAGGGTTGGAGGCTGTCTGGGTGACAGCGAGCCCGTGCTTGGCGAGGATCGGACGGACCATCGACAAGGTGTCGGCGAGGTCGGCGTACTTGTAGCCGTACGATGCCCCGGTCTTGGTCGGAATCTTGGCCTCGCGTCCCTTGGGGACGTCGGTCAACTCTCCGAGAGCCTTGACGAGTGCCGGGGCGATGTTCGTGATCTCAGGCGAGGATGTCCAACTCACAGCCGTTCCCCCTCGATGGAGACGCTGTAGCCGGAGCGACGCTTGGATCGGTACTCATCGGCCTGAAGCCCGAGTTGCTTCCGGAAGCCCGTCTTGGGGTCGGCTCCGAAGGAGAACGATGCGTCCAGCAGGTTGAAGGTCTCTCGGACCGCGTTAGAGAGGGCAGGGTGGACCTCGCCCGTCATCTTGTCCAGAGCGACCTTCTGGATGATTGCACGGACAGCGTCATCGAACATCTGCTCTCGGCTGTCCTCGTTGATCCATGTGGACGAGAACTTGGGCTTCCTGACGAGGTTGCCCAGCCCGGTGATGGACATGGTGTCCTCCTCCATCGAGGCTGCGAGGCTCTCCACGATCTCGTCCTGCAGCAGACGGGTGGCGGTGGTGAGTCGCGTCAGGAGGTCGAGCCTCCGTGCGAGATCGGGAGGTGAGCCCTCCGCGATGAGGTTGAGGTCGATGCCCTCGATGGCCTTGAGAGCCTTGGCGAGGGTCACCGAAGGATCGGTGGTGGTCATTGGCGTGTCTCCTTGTGAGGATGGTTGATGGTGAGATGGACACCTGCACAGCGTCTCTCTGGATGAGGACTCTATGCGACCCCTGTGACAGGGTTCTCCCTGAGTGTCCGGTCAGGTGAGTTCTTGCTTGCGATACTCGTCAGCGATGCACCGACCACACAGGTCAGGCCAGTCGCTCTCGTATCCGAGTTCAGCCCGGCAGAGGGCGCAGAAGTTCCGGAAGCACTCGTCGCTGGGATCGGAGCCATCATCGGGCGAGCACGATGGACAGGCGCAGGCCTGCACCTCGCAGTCGTGACCGAACAGGTCGTACCCGGTGAGTGCCTTGTCGCACTCTGGACAGCGACTCATTTCGCTCCGAGCCCCACGTCGTACTTCATGCCGTACTCGTTCTCGCTGATGAGCGATCCGAGCGTGACCTGCGAGGTCGTGCCGTCCTTCTTGGTGACCGTGACTGTCTGGCCTGAGAGGTCATCGGTCGTATCTCTGACCTCGACTCCCCATTGACCATCGGACAATCGTGTCCACGCTGCTCTGTATGTCATGTGTCTGCCTCCTCTTGGCAATAGGGACACCACTCGTCTGAGTGCTTGCGCCATTCTGACAGGCGTCGCTTGTTGGTGTCTTGGATGAGTCCGACCCCGATGAGGTCGCCCGTGCTGTCGGTGTGCTCACAATAGAGAGCCCACTTGCCTCCATCACCGGGACACTCTGCGAGGTCTGGACCGATGACAGTCTTGGTCACAGCCATTCGCCTGTCCCGAGGTCTTGGTTGCGCTTGGTCTTGCCATCGTAGTAGCCCATGTAGGTGAACCCACAGTCGTCCTCTGACGCTGTGTACCTGAGCGAGTCCACGATGAGAGAGATGGCGATGGCTGATGAGTATCGCTCGCAGACTGCGCTCGCCTGCTCCTTGTTCCGGAACCGACGCGCCTCTCGAGGGTCGGTGGTGTAAGAGAGTGCGCCTGTCTTGCTGATGGACTTGACCCATCGCTGAGGTGCGTAGTCCTTGACGATGGACTCCATGCCCTTGGTCGTCTGGACGAAGATGATGGTGCGAGGGAGGAACGGGTTGTTCTTGCGACTGCTCATCAGACGATGACCTCAAGGCGCAGGCCGTGGAGTGCATCGCTGTTCCACGACACGATGTAGCCCTCTGCGATGAGGTCAGCCATGATGGCCTCGAGTGCGACCTTGCCTGCCACAACGCTGTCCTCACGGACAGGCGCATTGAACGATGAGCCGTGGTGTGCGACGTTGTATGCGATGTGAATCTTGTCGCTGAAGCAGGTGCGGATGAGTTCGTATCCCTCGCTCATGTGGAAGGTGCCGATCTGCGACGATGCCTGTGCGTGACGACGTGCGATCCTCGAGATCGGACGGAGGTCGATGGCCTTGGTGGACTTGATGCGCTTGCTCATGTAATGAAGTCTAGCCGACTCCAGTCGGCAACACAAGCATCGGAGGGGAGGATTTCTGAAGATTTCTTCGGGCTCGGATCGGAGACCAGAAACACGAAAGGACACCGACCGTAAGTGCGGTGTCCTCCGTGCTCGGGGATTGCACCCGAACCAATGACAGGGGGAAGGCTACTACGCCGAGGGGTCGTCTGAGGTATCGGGCTCGGCATCTGCCGGGGGGTCAGCCTCCACGGGTGTGGTCGGTTCCTCGAGCCCTGACTCGACGATTGGATCATGCTCTCGGACGATGGTGTCAGGATCGACCGTGGGGACATACCAGTCGCGGAGCCCTTGGCGCGTGACCTCCTCGTACGCCTTGGCGAGCTTCTCCATTGCGAGCTTCTGCGCCTTGTTGGCTGTCGAGCCCTGTAGGCAGATGAGCCCATGCGTCCCCGGCGACAGGATGTAGACCGTCCCGGTGGAGGTGATGGCTGCGAGGGGAGTCTCATCGAGGGCGAGAGCCTTGGTCAGGAGGTCGGTCGGGTTGTCGGCCTTCAGATGCTTCACCGCGATCTGGGTCCGATCGCTCTCGGATCGGGACCTGAGTCTCCTGTCAACGATGACACGGAGATCGGTGGTGGCGAGGATGTCGGTCAGGCTCATGTCTGCCTCAGGTCTTGATGATGTAGTTCATGGTCATGTAGGGCTGCAGGTTGCCCGATGTCGCGCCCACGGATGAGGCTCCTGAGTTGGCTGCCGATGGGGCTCCAGATGTCCCAGTGAAGTTGGGGATGTCGATGTTGTGCTGATGACCACCCTCCCCGGCGTTCACATTTATGGTCCCAGAGACTGAGTGGCTGTGCGTTCCACCGGGAAGCACGTCGGGAGTGATGTAGACATACGCTGGAGGGTAGGTCGTGGGAGTCACATCGGTTCCACTCATGCCTGCCGCGACCGTTGCTGTGCCTGTGTGAGTGTGGCTCGTGCTCGATGTCTGGCGAGCAGGCATCCCGTGGACATGGTTCTCGAGGTTGGTCGCTGAGACATTGTGGTCGTGATCGCCGACCGCATCTGCTGTCAGGCTGAAGTTCGTGTTGTGGTTGTGTGTCCCCCCGGTGACCGTGTCGAAGGCAGGGTGGTCATGGGCGATGGAGTGGTCATGGGCGATGGTGTGCGTGTGCGCTGCGGTCGAGGCCTTGTCGCCACCTGTCTCACCGAGCGAGTCGAACTCTGTCTGAGATGCGTCTAGCCCGACGGGGACTCGTCCATTGAGGATCGGGACACGGAACAGGCCAGATGCCGGGGCTGTCTGACCGCCTGAGGTGGCATACGCCGATCCGATTGCTGCGTACAGGGCAGGGTAGGCGGTCTGGCTGTAGGCCGTCCCATCACAGAGGAGCCATCCTGCTGGGGCTGTCGCCCCGGCGAACGCCATGACCGATCCACTCGGGGACGTCGCCCCGATGACCCGTGCATCGACGCGCAGGTTGTCGATCAGGGCGTTGGTGATTGAGCCTGTCCCCGACGGGACACGGACTCGGGCGAGAGGGATTGACGAGGTCGGGATGGTCGGGTCCACCGGGCTGGCTGAGGCCGTTCCCTCCACGACATACACACGGGCGTCGTCACCAGACGGTCCCCCGGCGTTGGTGTCGCGCACCTGCACTACGACGATGTCGTAGCGAGTTCCCGATCCCGGTGCTGCGGAGATGGCGACGTTGGTGGTCGCAGCCTCGGCTCGGCAGAGGTACTTCCCCTGAAAGGCCTGATCGGTCCCGGTCACGATGCAGACACCTGCAGCCACATCGACCGCCATTGCTGGGGTCGGACGCTGGGTGACAGCGAAGGAGGTGGCTCCGATGACCCCCTGCTCCCAGAGGTTGTCGTAGAGGACGCGGTCAATGCGAGCCGGGTAGTCCACATTCTGGAGCCAGTTGGCGATGACAGTCATGCCCGAATCCTACACGAGCTTCATGATCTTGGCGAACACGATGTAGGGCTGGAGATTGTTGTGCGCTCCACCACCTCCATCAGCCGAGATGTAGTGCTGATGATTGGGAAAGTCGCCTGAGTAATCAGCAAATGATCCCCCACCACGACCGACGTGGTGGTTGTTCTCCATCGTCGTGCCGACTGCAGCGACCAATCGGAGGAAGTTGGTGTAGGCGTTCATGGATGTGACCCCCCCGTGGTCGTGAGAGGGCATCTCCGCTGCGGTCAGGGTGTGAGTCTTGGCTCCCCCGGTCTCACCCATTGCATCGAAGGACGAGTCTGAGGAGTTGAGGCCGACCGCCACGCGCCCTCGAGTGTCCGGAAGCACGATGTTCGCCCCACTCTTGAAGCTCGCCGGGAGGATTGCCCAGAGGTCGGGGTACAGGGTCTGACCTCCGGTGATTGTCGATCCGTCGAGGATTGCCCACCCGGACGGGGCTGTCGTCCCGATGTAGTCAACGATTGTCCCCACGGGTCCGAGAGCAGAGGCAGGCTGATCGTGCCTGTGGGCGAGGGTCTCGAGGTTGCTGACCCGCCCCTTGGTGTCGGAGAGCGTTGCGCCCAGAGCATCGGACGGGGAGGTTGTGGTCCGAGGTCGCGTCATGTCAGAACCCTACCTCAGTCGGGTAGGGCGATGGCCTGCATCGCCACGGTCACGAGACCGTCTGCTGAGAGGGTGATGGACTGGGAGATGACCTGACAGGTGACTGCTGATGCTGCGACTGTCACGAGAGGGATGGTCGGGTTGGCAGAGGTAGGGACGATGGTCGCTGGCTGGACGACCGTGATGACCTCGCCGAGGTCGTAGTTGGAGTCGAGGAAGTATCGTCCGGGCTCGAGCGTGAAGTCGTACACGATCTGGGGGCTCTGGGATGTCGTGACGATGCCGTTGGCCTGCTGGGTGAGGTTGGCCTGAGTCTGCTCCTGAGGCAGGCCTCGGAACTTCTCCCACCTGCCTCGAGGATCGGTCGATAGCCCGGCAGTCGTGGCGACGACAGGAGTGGTCGCGACTGAGTCACCTGTGACGATGGCGACGTTGCCGAAGAGAGCCGATCCGCTTGGCTTCTTGATGGTCAGGGCATTGGCTCCGAGGACGACAGGCTGAGGATTGGGGGCTGGATAGGTCGAGGGGACCTGCGTGATGATGAGCGACCCGGTCGCGTCGATGCGCCAGACGATGCCGAGGTCAATCTGGGAGAGTTCCACGATTGAGTCGAGGATGTTCGCTCCGATCTCGTACGCCCGATCTCGGGGGACGATTGGTCCTGCCGATCCGAGGGTAATACCGAGGTTGCCGTTGGTCTGGCTCTGGGTGTGCTGGATCAGGTTCCAGACGATGTCGCCCTGCGAGACAGCCGTGTAGGCGAGGGGCGAGTTGACATACCGTGAGCCGAGCAGTCGGCGGTAGCAGCAACAGGAGACCGCGATGGTGTTCCTGCCGTCATACGCCCAGTCCTGCACGACCTCGAGCACTCGGAACCGCTCGATGAGCACCCCGTCAAGGTAGAGCCAGATGTCGGTGTCTAGTTCGGTGATCTCCACGCCGGGGAGTGAGTCACCGGGCGACGTGAAGGCGAAGGTGCATCCGTCGTCGAGGTTCTTGGTCATCTGCCACTCATCGAAGAAGGTCAGGACCTGCGTGGGTGTGGTCCCGGTGGACGGACCGAAGGCTGCGAGATAAGTGCCGGGCATGGGTCAGGCGAACCACTTGTCGTACCAGCAGAGCGTGAACGATGGCGAGCCCGTGTACGAGGTCGCCTGCAGCCTGATCTGGTTCTCGCCGGGGGTCAGACGGATGTCATCCCATGTCCAGTCCTGAAAGTTGGTGTAGCCGTAGATGGAGTCGTTGGGGTCGTTGTTGCGAAGGATGGTGCGCTCCTGCGTGTCGATGTTGATGGTCTGCCCGGGCAGGAGCGAGAGCCCAGCGAAGGTGATGGTGGTGTCGTTGATGAGAAGCTCGGGACTCGTGACCTCTGCTGTGACTGTCCCTGTCCAGTCCATCGGGGCATTGCCGAGGGGCGTGAACGACGTGACTCCATACTGAGGGCTGTAGGGATACTCACGGTCGAAGTCGAGGTCATAGGTGCGCCCGAACTCCTCGCTCCCGGTGATGAGGGCGACAGCGCATGACTGATCGAGCCCGGTTGTGTACGGGTCCTGAGCGACCCATTGCAGGACCATGGAGAGGTACTTGGGGGCGTTGACGACGAGCGGTCCATCCACGCCTCGGACCCTGAGCGATCTCACAGTCTCCACAGATGCCGCAGGACCGGGGCATCCGTCTCCCGACTGTTGGACGGTCCAGACGAGTTGAGGCCTGTATCGGGGCGACAGGAATGGGGTCACGAGGTCGAGCAGGTTCTGGGTGGCGAGCTTCGTCTGGTCGTATCGGAGGGCGACCGTGACGGGTCGCTTGCCGAGGTAGGTCGTGGTGTCGACCGATCCGTCAGACAGCGATCGGGGAGTCGTGACCTCGCGGACCTCAGGCCAGCCGATCTCGAACTCTGTTACCACGAATCCGTCCACGCAGTCCAGATCGAGGCGACCCAGCACCGGGTCTGTCAGGTACATCATTGGGCGAAACTCCTAGTTCTCTCGGCGACCATGACCTTGGCTGCGAGGAGTTGAGCGTCAATCGGCTCCACGAAGGTCGCACTCTCGATGTTCACAGCAGCCCCGGCAGATCGAGCAAGGCCAGCGAGCCCCGACTGTTGCATGAGATCGAGAGCCCTCTGGGGTCGCGTCAGGGGGATGACTGCCTCTGCTCCAGCCTCGCCGATGATGGCAGGCTGACGGCCTGAGAAGATGCCTCCGTTGGCGAGTTGTGGAGCCTGCTGGAACACGAACTCGATGTCGACTGCGAAGTCCTTTTGGAGTTTGGCGAGTTGCTTGGAGGTGAGCTTCTTGTTCTGGAGTTTGATCTTGTAGTTGTTGATGACCGACGTGACCCCGGCAACGAGAGCCTCGCCTGCGGTCACGCCTGCCTGCTTGAAGGTTCCTGCAGCGTTGAGCCCGATCTGGTTGCCGACCTCCTGCACCTGCGCGGTCAGGTTGTTGGCCTTGAGCACACCATCGGCGGTCGACAGAAGCTCGGTGGCGATTGCCGATCCAGCGTCTGCGCCTGCTGCGAGGACCTGCTGGAGAGCCTGCTCTGAGATGCCTGCTGCGATGAGGCGATTGACGAGCACCCCGAAGTTCTGGACCTTGACCGCCTGATCGTTGAGAGCCTTGAGGAACCCACCCCCGGTCTCCTTGCCGGAGTCGTAGGCATCCTTGAAGGAGAACGCACTCGTGACGGCCTTGCCCACGTCGATGGCGAAGTCGGAGAACGCCTTGCGAGCCTTCTCAAGGACATCCCCGGCACCCTTGAGGGAGTCGACGAAGCCCTTGCCCATCTCGTCGCGGAGGGTCTTGACCTTGGCTGCTGCTGCCTTGGCTGCCTCCCCTGCCTTGTCGATTGCCCCGGTGAAGGTCGTCGTCTCCTCGGTCGCCTCCTTCTTGCCCTTGCGATAGGCCTCCATCGAGGCCTCCTCGGCCTTCCGGAAGTCTGCTGCGGAGCCTGCTGCCTTGGTCGCTGCATCGCCAATCCGTCCGAAGGTGACCTCTGCGATCTGCCCGATCTTGGGGATGTCGATGCCGACCTTGCTGAACAGCCCGGTGAACTTGTTGATGCCCGACGTGAAGGCGTTGATGACCTTGATCCACGCATTGACCATGAACTCGAAGTACCCGATGATGAGGTTGAGGACCTTGTTGACCCCGTTGCGGAACCAGTCGATCTTCTTGTACGCCAGCACGAACCCGGCAATGAGGGCTCCGATGGCGACCACGATGATGCCGATCGGATTGAGAGCCATCGCGGTGTTCAGACCTGTCTGGGCTGCGGTCGCTGCGGTCGTCGCTGCGGTCTGGGCGGTGACTGCTGCGGTCTCTGTCCCGGTGATGAGGGCGTAGGTCGCCTTGATGCCGTTGGACAGGGTCATCAGAGCCATCTGTATCTTGAGGGCTGTGTTGACCGCGACGACTGCCCCGGCGACGACACCGATCGCTGATCCGAGCACGATGAACGTCGTGGTGTGATCCTCCACGAAGGAGGCGAACGACGTGAAGATGCTCGCGACCTTCTCGATGACGGGGAGGAGGACTGTGCCGATGGCCTCCCCGGCGTTCTCGAGGGCAATCTTCATCTCGGCGAAGCCCGACTTGGAGGCCTCGGCTGTGCCTCCCACCTGTGTCTCGATCGCCTTGAGGATCATGTCCTGCGCTTGGAGGGTCTGCCCTGACTCGACGAGGGTCTTGATCTTTTCCTTCTCCTGCGCTGTGAAGGTCACGCCAGCCCGAGCGAGAGCCCCGATGCCCTTGACCGGGTCTTGGAGAGCCTTGCCGAGTTGGACAGCGTTGGTCTCAGCCGATCCGAACCCTGCAGCAGCAAGGTCGAGGGCTGCGACCGTGGCACGGTCGAACGCACCCCCGGACTCGTTGATGGTGGCGGTCAGGTTGGCGAAGGTGGCGAGCTTCGTCTGGGTGGCCTTGATGAGTTCCCCGTCGACTGCGAGGTTGCGCTCGAGGGTGTCGGCGTACTTGGAGACGCGATCTGTGGCCTCTGGGTAGCCCATTGAGTTGAGGACTGCCCCGAGTCGCCTCTGGGCGATTGCAGCCTCCTCAGCCTGCTTGGCGAACAGGCCGAACGCCCCGGTGACTGCGGTGAGGGCGATGCCTGCTGGGACCACGGCCTTGTCCGTGAGGTTCTTGATCTCCCCGGCAGGACCCTTGAGTTCCACCTTCTTCCACGCATCGGCGAATCGACCGACGGCCTTCTCGGCCTTCTTGACCTCCTCGGTGACACCCTGCTCGATGTCCTTGCCGACCTTGGATGTGTCGGCACGGACCTCGATGTATGTCTCTCCGACTTGGGGCATGGTGCAAGTGTAGAGCAATCCGATGTGCTATGGGAGACCAATCCCGGGGCGACACGCCTGTTACCCCGGGATTGGTCGATCATCTGCTCTGTCGAGCGAACTCTGCCCACGCATCGTCGTCTGATCCGTACCATGCCGGGACTCCGCTCACGCGGTACTCGCGTGGTGGGGTCAATGCCTCCTCGATCTGGGCGAGCGTGTTCTCATCGGCGTGTTCCTTGATGGCATAGAGGTACGCATTGACCGCTCTGTCTGCCGAGAGTTGGATTGCGTCTAGGCCTCTACCGGAGCACCAGCCGTCGAACTGTTCCCAGTTTCGGACGACCCATCCGACGACGACTGCTCCTGCGTAGGGTTTGCCTGACCTGTGTATTCCTGAACGAGGTCCTGAATCATGTCGGTCAGCATCCCGAAGTCGAGATCGGGAGCGACCGAGGCGAACGCCTCATGTGCGCCGGGCTCGAGGAAGTGACGCACAATCTCGAGGAATGTCTCTCGCTTCATCTGTGCAGCCTTGACGTCGTTGACTCCCTCCGGGGCTGGAGCCTGCAAGGCATCCACGAGGTCGGCGATCTCGAGGAGGTCGACGGACGGTCGCAGTCGGACGGTCACATCGTCAATCACCCACTCGATCGGATTGGCTCGGCGACGGGCTGCTGCTGTCTGGAATGCTCTCTGGCGTGTCATGGAGTTGATGGTAGCAGAAAGGGGGGTGCTACCTCAGGGCTGCAGACAGAGCGTCTCGCAGGAACGGGCGAGCCTTGACTCCTCGCGATCGCTTGGCATACACATACGCCTGCGTCGCCCCTGCCTTGTATCGCCTGCGACCGACGCCTGAGTTGTTCTTGGCAGGCCACGCCAGCACCTTCTTGCGAACCGGGACGATGTAGCCCTTGCCTGCCTCGAGCCCCGTCCCCTCGTGGACATAGAGGGCGTACTCGACATTGGTTCCGACGCGACCGACTGGGTTCCCGTTGTACGAGCGCATCTCCATCGCAATCGAGCCCCTGAGTCGTCCCTCATCGACCGGGGCATTGCGCCGGGCTTGGTTGAGGACTCGGTTGGTGCGCCTCTGGATGTCAATCCAGACGGGTCCCTGAGGACTCGCCATCAGAGCACGGAGGGCTGATTGGTCGATCTTGACCGACGTGGACATCAGCCGAGGCCGAGTGCCTTGGCGACTCCTGCCGCCACCGATCCACCGATTGCACCGCCAGCGACAGCGACCCCGGCAAGGAACCACCGGACGCCAGAGACCTGACTCTCAATCTCCACGACCCGAGCTTCTAGTTCCTTGAGGTGCTCGGATCGGCGAGCGTCCTGCTCGTCGAGCTTCGCTGAGAGGTTGTCCACCTTCTCCATGACATGACCTAGACGCTCGAACAGGACCGCAACTGCGACCTCGGGCTGGGGTTGCTGGGTGGTCGTGGCCTTGGTCTGTCGTGCTCGCGTCGTTGCCATCTCGACAGACTACTCCTGATTGAGGGCGAGAAGAAAGAACTCCCGGTTGCTCCTGAGTCGACCATCCCCGGGGTCGTGGGCGATGGCTGTCTCACAGGCCTCGAGAGCCTCTGGGTGGCGACCGAGATGCCAGAGCGCAATCGAGGCGAGGTCGTGCGGTCTCGCTCCCCACGCCTCTGGCTCGCAGAGGTACTCCATCGGTCGCTCTCGGATTGCGAGAGCCCGGTTGGCTGTCATCAGACAGGCCTCCCAGTCTCGTTGGTTGTGGTGGTACTGGGCGAGGTCGACCCACGGTTCACGCCGATCAGGGCTCTCCAACGTCGCCAGAGTGAACCACCGATGCGGATCGTGTCCCATCTTGGCGATGTACCTCATGGCTGCTGCCCGTTCAGGAGCCCACGTCGCAGTCGGCAGGGCGAGGAACCTCTGGAACTCCTCAATGGCCTCAGGATGTCGCCCGTGGTAGAACAACTCTCGGGCGTAATAGAACGCTGTCCTGTCGTCCTGTGGAGCCTCTCGACGGGCGAGATCGAGCAGGGGGAAATACTGCCCCCGAGACTTGGTGTGATCCGGGTGGTGGTGTATCTCGAGCCCGATCCACTCCTGCACCTCGGGCAGGACTGGGGTCAGGGTCTCATGCACCGGATGTCGCCATCGGTAGCCAGCCCGGCGATGTATCTTGTCGCCTCCGTAGGTCAGGCCTGTCGATCCGTCTGCCTGCCATGACCAGACATACCTGTACCTCGGTCGGGTCGTTGCCGGGGAAATGGCCTCGAGATGGGCTCTCCAACCGGGGACGAGGACCTCGTCCATGTCGAGGGCGATGCACAGGTCGATGTAGCTCGGGAGCAGGGCGAGCGACGCATTGCGAGCATCATCGAACCTCCACGGGGCGACTCCGATCCGAGCGACCTCGATCCCGAGGGATCGGGCGATGGAGACGGTCCCGTCTGTTGACCCGGTGTCGGCAATCAGCAGGAGGTCGGCCTCCTGAGCCGAGTCTGCCCATCGCTTGACGAACTGCTCCTCGTTCAGGGCAATCGTGTAGACAGCGATCCGCATCGGACCGAGTGTAGTGCCGTCAGATGTCGGCAGAGGGGTTGTCTCGCAGGAGGGTCGCGATCTCAAGCTTCTGCTGGAGGGCTGCGACCTTGAGGCGCATGAAGGCCTGACCACCGATCTGACGCTCTGGGTCAATGGCTGCGATGCCTTCCTCAGCACGGGCGAAGGCGTGTCCCTGAGGGTCGACCCCGAAGTAGAACAGCGTCGAGGCGTAGTCGCTCTCGATGGTTGCGAGGTCAATCTCCACAGCCTGAGCGATGTCTCCTGATCCCGGGTACAGGGACAATGCCCCGGCGAGGGAGCCGTGGGCGACCCTGCGCTTGAGGAACAGGCGAAGCTCGTCTGAGTTGTCCTGAGGATTGGAGGGTCGGCGACGTGCGTCCTCGTGGCCTCGGATGTACCGGGCGACCTGCATCTCCGTCTGGTTCGCCACGATGGATGGCTGGAACCTGAGTGCTGCGAGGAAGTCCCTCGCGTCCTGTGCGATGGGGTCAGGGCTGGAGAAGGGGGGCTCGGCGACGATTGCCCACTCATACACGAGCTTCAGCATCTCAGAGAGCGTCACAGCACAGAAAGGAACAGGCTCTGCATTGACCACATAGTCTCTCGCCTCCTCGTCGTCCTCGCGTTGGAGATAGACGAGGTGTGCCACTCCATTGACCGAGAGCACTGGCTCGTAGGTCTTGATCTGTGCGAGATCGGAGAGGAGGACTCGACGCTCCTCGCCGGGGGCTAGGTACTTGAGCGGTCCGTAGGCCGTGGTGTCGCACCTCCACTCGTCTCTCGGATCATGGATCGGCTGTGAGTCAAGGAAGCAGAACACGCCCTTCTCGCCTGTTGGCATCGCTGTCCCTCGGTCATAGTGAGGTCGGAGGCGATCGTAGAGGACGAGGTTGACGATCTCCTCCTGATCCTCGGCACGGGCGACGAGGTTGCCCTTGGTGGCGAGCCTGAAGTGTTCCGGAAAGGCGAGGAGCACCTGACCCGTCGGGAGTCGCCATGAGGTGAACTCGGTGAAGGCCTCATCCCCGGCAGGTGTGCGACGGACGAGCGTGACGTCGTCTGCCTCGATCGCGTCGAGGATGTAGAACATCTTGTCCGACTGGACCGCGTGAGGAGAGAAGTCAGGGATGGTCATACAGCCCCATAGTAGTAGAAGGTGACGAGACCACTCGATCCACCGCCGTTGATGCCCTGACCACCAGAGCCCCATCCGTGGTATGCGCCATTGCCACCTGTGCCGATTGAGCCGTAGCCACCACCACCTGCACCGCCGTTCCAGCCATAGGCCGTTCCACCCGTGCCTCCTGCGCCACCGTATTGAGTGTTCGCTGATCCGTACGAGTTGCCACCGGGACCACCGATGCCACCGCCTCCACCATTGGCGTGTTCGAGGATGGAGCCGTCCTTGTTGTAGACCGCTGCACCCGTGCCACCGCCGTAGCCGGGGTTGTCGCCATAGCCGACACCACCACCACTCGATCCGTAGCCTGTGCCACCTCCACCTCCACCCCCGGCATCGAGGGTCGCAAGGTTGGCTCCTGTGATGTAGCTCGTGCCACCTCCACCGCCGACTCCTCCACCTCCACCACCGACGAGGACTGTGATGACTCCATTGGTGCCAGAGAAGTTGTAGGTGTCGCGGAGGCGATAACCACCACCACCACCACCTGCGTAGCCAGCACCACCACCACCTCCGTAGATGAACACATACCTGAGGGTCGGGGCTGTCCCGGCACCGACTGGGATTGCGACTCCATACGATCCCGGTGTGCCGTTGGCGTACTGGATGAGCCCCCATGTCTTGAACGATCCGCTCCCTGTGGTCACCGATCCGATGCTGTTCGTGGCGACAATGCGGTAGTAGTACGTCGTGGCATTGGCGAGCCCGGTGATGGTCGCTGAGACCGTGGTTGCCGAGAACCCGGTGACGGGGCTCTGGCTCGCGGGGACCGTGGAGAAAGACCCGAAGCCTGAGTCCGTGGTGTATTGGAACTGGACCGAGGTCGATGCTCCCTGTGCATTGACCGATCCGTACAGGATTGCCCTGTCTTGGTTCTGGTCGGCAGAGGTGATCGACGCTGTCGGCTTCAGGTTCACCGACCCCCCGAAGGACCCTCGGTGGATTGGCATTAGACGCTCAGATCGCCGATGACGACGTACGAGTTGGAGCCCACGCAGTAGACAGTCGCTGCTGAGTATTGGGCTCGGAGCTTCAGACCCGGTGTGCCGTTGAGGGTCACGCCTGATCCAGAGACCGTGACCTGACCTGCGCCGAGTTGGATGATGTCAATGCTCTGCCCGGCAGACAGCCCGAGAGATGCGTTGACCGTGAGGGTCAGAGCCGAGCCACTCGTGAGCGTGACCATCTTTCCGAGGTCAGAGGCCACGAGGGTGTAGGACGTCGTCTGGGCGTTGAGTGTCTGCGCGACCGTGAAGTCGCCCGTCGCACCTGTTGGTCCAGTCGATCCTGTCGCACCCGTCGGTCCCGTGACTGTTGAGGCTGCACCCGTGGGTCCAGTCGGACCCGTTGCGCCGATGGGTCCAGTCGGTCCAGTCGGACCCTCTGCTCCAGTCGCACCTGTCGGACCCGTGGGACCTTGGATGCCTTGAGGACCTGTCGCCCCGGTTGGACCCGTTGCGCCTGTCGGACCTGTGACGGTCGACGCTGCACCTGTCGCCCCGGTTGGACCTGTCGGACCGATGGGACCTGTCGGTCCAGTCTCGCCCTGAGGACCTGTCACGCCCTGTATGCCTTGTGGTCCTGTGGGTCCAGTCGGACCTGTGTCGCCAGTCGGTCCAGTCACGGTCGAGGCTGCGCCTGTTGGTCCAGTATCGCCAGTCGGACCTGTCGGTCCGAGGAGACCCTGAGGACCTGTCGGTCCGGTGGGTCCAGTCTCGCCTTGAGGTCCTGTCGGACCGATGTCTCCCTGAGGACCTGTCGGACCTACAGCCCCGGTCGGACCTGTTGGACCCACGTCGCCCTGCGGTCCAGTCGCTCCTTGTGCGCCTGTTGGACCTGTCGGACCCTGTATGCCTTGCGATCCAGTCGGACCTGTCGGTCCGAGGTCTCCTTGTGGACCCGTTGGACCCGTTGGCCCGGCAATCCCCTGAGGACCTGTGGGACCCTGAGGACCTGTGTCTCCTGTTGGCCCGGTGGAACCTGTCGGACCTGTCGGTCCTGTCGGTCCGGTGACTGTGCTCGCTGCACCTGTCGGTCCCGTCGGACCCGTCGGTCCTGTTGGACCTACGACTGCGATGACGAGGAGGACCTGATGATTGTTCTGGAAGTTGGTCGTACCTGTGCCACCAGAGGTCACATACGCGACAGGGACATCGAGCCACGAGTTGCCATGATCTACGACTGTGCCATTGACGATGAAGTTCTGGAAGTTGGTCGAGTTGTTGCGATCTTGGATGTAGACATAGTCGCCGGGCTTGAGTTGGCCGAGGAACAGGTCGATGTCGTTGTTGCTCTCGTCGAGGTGGTTGATTCGCAGGAGTGTCGTTGCTGTCTGCGTCGCATTGTTGTAGCCGACGTGTCCATTGCCGGGATCGCCAGTGAGGGTCGTCGTGTGTGTCTGATAGTTGTAGAAGCTCGAGGACTGCCCGGCAGGACCTGTCGGTCCAGTCGGACCTGTGACCGTGGAGGCTGCGCCAGTCGGACCTGTGTCGCCTGTTGCACCCGTGGGTCCTGTCGGTCCAGTAGGACCTGTCTCTCCTTGTGGTCCAGTCGGTCCCGTGGGTCCAGTCGGTCCCTGAGGTCCGATGTCACCCGTGGGTCCTGTCGGACCTGTGACTCCTTGTGGTCCGGTGGGACCTGTGGGACCGTCGATGCCCTGCGGACCCGTGGGACCCGTCGGTCCTACTGCGCCAGTCGGACCCTGCAATCCCTGAGGACCTGTGGCTCCCTGCGCCCCGGTGGGACCCGTGACCCCCTGTATGCCCTGAGGTCCAGTCGGTCCCTGCACTCCTTGAGCACCCGTGGGTCCTGTCGGACCTGTCGATCCGGTGGGTCCTGTCTCGCCTTGGATGCCCTGAGCCCCGGTTGGACCCGTGGGTCCTGTGACTCCTTGGATGCCTTGTGCGCCTGTCGGTCCAGTCGGACCCGTCGCTCCAGTGAGACCCTGTATTCCTTGAGGACCCGTGGGTCCTGTGACTCCTTGAGGTCCAGTCGGACCCGTTGTCCCCATAGCACCTGTGGGTCCTGTGGGTCCTGTCGCTCCGGTGGGTCCTGTCGGACCTGTCGGTCCCGGGTCGCCCTGAGCACCACTCGTCACCTCAACGATGACAGAGCAGTCGTCCTCCACGACGAGCGTGGCCTGAGTCTCGATGAGTTCGGCCTCTGGACAGCAGTCCTCTGCGCTCAATGGGTCACCTCTGCACGGGAGACGATGGTTCCACGCACGATGCCGATGACGATGTCTGGATCGGTGAGGTCATAGAGTTCGAGATCGTAGACATACTCGCCGATGAGGTCCTCCATGTCGATCGCTGAGACCGACCACCCGATCTGACCATTGGCTCCACCGAGGACGATTGTCCCGGCAGTCGAGGACAGCGACAGCACGGGCGTGACTGAGTTGTAGTTGCGACGTACCTGCATCCGGGCTCCGAACCCGGTGTTGTCGAAGGGGACTCCCCCGACCTTGTAGATGAGCGTCCTGTCGAATGTCTTGCCTTGATCCACGAGGATGCGCCACGTCGCCGCTGGCTTGGTTGGATTGGCAGGCATTAGATACTCCAGACCTTCTGAGACAGGCCAATCGTAACGCGAGTCTCGACCCCGATGCATCCTCCATTGGCTCCCACGAATGTCTGCGAGAGGTTGGCTCTCATCCAATCTGCCGGGAGATCAGCGCAGTCGATGGAGTTCCAGACGATTGCAGCGTCCTCGAGGATGTTCGTGTAGGCGTCGTTCAGGTCCTTTCCGGAAGGAGCCTGTCCTCGGTCGTTGACCACCGGGACGCATCGCACGAGCACGACCACGAGATCGAGAGTGAGGTCGCCCTTGTCGCAATACTCTGGACCGTTGGCCTCATTGGGGAACTCGACGGATCGGTACACGCGCTCAGGACCCACGACGAGCATCCCACAGCAGTCATCCCATGCGATCTGACCTGCTGCGACGTACGCCCGGTTGATGGCATCTCGTCCAGCCTGAACGAGTGCCTCGTCGATCAGGCAGAGGAGCCAGTTAGAGACGGACTGTGCGGATCGGCGGTCATTCACCGGACACGCCTCGGGAGGTCAGGGGAGTAGACCCCGGACGGCTGATGGAGTTTGCCGGGGTTGACAGCCCGGATGAAAGCGTCCGAGATTGGGAGGCCGATGCGGTTCTGCGCCATGAGGACTGCAGCATCGCCGAGATCGACGGTCACGCCCTGACGGGTGACTGCGACAGCGTTGGAGGGCAGACGACAGTCGCCTCCATTGAGCCCGGCGAGAAGCTCGCAGGCGAGTTCTCCGAGGGCGAGTTGACCGAGGGCTGGCACGTCGATGCCGTAGGTGTAAGTGACTGAGATCGGAGCGACCTCACACTCCTGCTCGCAAGGCCAGCACTCCCCGAGTCGGGCGAGTTGACCGCGTTGGAGTTGGTAGTCGGCTGGGTCCATGATCTCGCCATTGAGCAGGACGAGGTCGACGGATCGGACAGGGGTCTGGGCGAGACGGATGCGACAGCACAGGCGAGGGTATGCGAGGCCGTAATCACGCTGGAGCCTCCACTCCACACCGGGACCGAAGTCGTAGCCCCACGGGAACGCACAGCCCCCAGAGCAGGGCATCGAGTATTCCTCTGTGGTGGTGCAGATGCCGAAGCGTCGACCTGAGAGAGCCCACAGCATCTGCTGGGCTGATTGGCGAGCGAGCAGGACGAGGTCCTCGTCCTCTGTGCTGATGTCGCAAGGCCACTGGATCGGCCAGTCATCACAGTTCATGGCGCGATCCCTACCTTTCTGACGTCGCTGTCGCCGTTGTTATGACCTCGAGTGTCTGTGGCTGCTACTCAGCCAGAGCAACACAGCCGTCGGTATCTGCCGGGGGCTGGGTGGTGGTGACAACCATGCCGAAGATGTCCCCTGCCGGGAACGATGCCACGAATGGGTTTTCGTCATAGGGGGTCGATGCCCATGAGGCAGGTGCGCCGAAGGCCTCGCCCATGAGCGAGACCGTGAGCGAGTTGTTCTCGATGGTGATGTCCCCGTCGATCTTGCCGTTGCGAACATAGGGGATGGAGAAGTAGCCCCACTCTGGAGCGACTGGGTTGCAGTCCACCCCGGTGCGCTTGGTCCAGACCTCGAGTGCGAAGGAGGTCTCGTTCGGGTCGGTTCCCCACGATGCGCCGATCGTGTTTGATCCGCTCGTCACAGGGTTGGAGGCCGTGATGAAGTCCAGAGCGTCAGGGTTGAGTTCGGCGAACTCGATCGTGACATTGACGCGCTTCAGGATGTCGGGGTCCTTGTCGTTGATGCACAGGTCGCCCCATGCCGACTTCTGGACGAACTCCGTGCCAGCCTCGAACTCTCCGGAAAGCGTCACGCTGACGAAGCACTCCGAGACGAGTGACGAGCATGATCCGTAGACCACGTCGCCGCAGGAGTCGAGACGGGTCAGTCGGACGACCTTGCCCTTGATGCTCTTCAGAATCTGTGTGGACATTGAGGGTTCTCCTTCTATGAGACCGGGCGGTCGAGGGTTGTGTTGACACGGATCGCGTAGCAATCCCAGCCGAGGACATAGTCCCTCTGGGCGATGTACGAGACCTCGTTGTGAGCCTTGTCGATGGCCTGCTCGCGTGTGTCCACATCCCCACGGTAGAGGATGACTGGACCCGTGGCGAACAGGTCGGAGGTGGCGATGGGATTGCCTGAGGCATTGTCGTACCCGGCTCCCACCACGACTGGAGTGCCGATGAGTGTCTGCATCCGTCCACCGGAGACCATGAGGTTCTCCCAGAGGACTGTCGCAGCCTGTCGGCTCATGTGGATGATGCCCGTGCCGGGATACGCCTCAGCGATGGCCTGCTCGGCGACAGCGAGGGCGTACGTCGGCGTGTAGGCCGATGCGTTGATTGTCGCATCTGCTCCGGCGATCATGTCAGCCCAGAGCTTCCGCTCTGCTGCGAGTTGCTCGCCGTTGATGAGACGCTGAACGGTCTGGTCACGATGCTCTGCGAGCGAGTGTCCCGGGATCGCGTCCGTGTTGTAGGCGTAGACGGTGAAGGGCTCGTACTGCTTGACGACACACGCTGAGTTCGATGTCAGCGACGTCTCGCCCCCGGAGATGCATTGACCGTAGGTGATGTAGTCCTCGATGCATCCCTGCGACTGCCACTGGACACCGAGACGCCAGTGCTCATCAGTCGTGAGTCGGGGCTCTGCAACAGAGAACAGACCGAAGGGATGCGGAACGACAGCAGGTGCTTCTACGAGTTGCCATGTGCTGAGGTTCGATCCCATCGGCCTGTCCTATCTGTGCGGAGTTGTGAGTGGTTGAGTGGTCGTGCGACGACTAGGCGGTGGGGCAGCAGCCCGTCACGCCGTCGACTGCGTAGTTGACCGTGACCTTGCGAGCATCCGGTCCGAGTTGTGCCACGAGGTACATCTGCTCGGTCCATGCTGCGGTGTAGTCGTTGGTCGCGTTGAGGACGCTGTCGCGGACGACGCCGAGGTCGATCGTGCCACCGTCGCCACGGACATAGCCACCTGCCGGGTAGAGCAGGAACTGGACCGTGGTCGGGAACGCTTCCTTGGGTGCGCTTGCGTACATCGGCTGGTAGTCGTGGATGAACTGGGCGCGGACCTTGCGAGCCGAGAAGTGTGCGTCGATGTCTGCGTCCGACACATTGCTGTAGCCGGGGGCGACACGCATTGCGAAGTCGGCACGGATGAGTTCCTTGACCCAGAGCGGGAACACGGCCTCGAGCACCGATCCGACCGCCATGCGGTACTGCGAGCGGTAGTCAGCGACCTGCACGTCGATGGCGTTGAGGATCGAGCCTGCTGCGGATGACGCGACTGCGTCCATCGTGACTGCGGTCGCCGAGTCCACGATCTCCTGTGTGATGACACCGGAGAGGCGGTGGAGGTGAGCGTTGATCGTCAGCGAGACGAAGCGCGAGGTCAACTCGGGGAACGCCCGGTCGGTGAGGTTGCCGTTGGTGAGGCAGAGACCCTCAGCAGCGAGGCGGTAGTCCGTGAAGCTCGGGCAGGGGATGTAGAGGCAGGGCTTGGTGGCCTCTGCGTCGTCCTGATCTGCCTCGGTCCAGTTCCAGAGAGCCTCGTCGGCTGCGGTGATGCCGATGAAGTTCGGAACATTGAGACCGCCACGGGTGATCTGGACGGTCGGGAGGTCGATGAGACCATCGCTCGCGTCGATGCCGAACAGCGTGTAGAGGTTGTTCGACGGGGCGCACCAACCTGCTGCGGTCAGCGACTGTGCCGGGTCGGTCACGCGCTCGAGGACATCCATGTTGTACGCCATGTCGACGCCCAACTTGTTCTCGTTCGGGAGGTTGATCGAGGCGACGGGGATGAAGCCCGAGCCATTGGAGAGGGTGCGAGCCTTCGCGTGCATCGCCTTGGCGAGGCCGACCTTGTCGATGTGCGCTCCACCTGCGTAGCCGGGGATGTCGGCTGCTGCGGTGATGACGACTTCCGGAGTCGGCTTCGGTGCTTCGGGGCTCGGAGAGCGACGTGCAACGGCACGGGCTGACGGAGCCTTGGGGGTGGTCTTGTCTGCGCTCGCGGTCACGAGTTCACGCTCCTCGGTGTTGGCCTCGGTCTCCTCGACCTCGGTGTTGATGGTGTCCTCTGGTGCATCGTCAGCACCGTCGGCTTCTGCCTCGGAGTCATCCTCCGGGTCTCCGTCGATCTCTGCGATCGGGCGGATGCGCTCGGCGAGCAGGGCGACAGCCTGTGCGGCTTCGTCTGCTGCCTGTACGCGATTGGCGATTTCGCCACGGACAGCCTCAACGGCCTCCGCGATCTCGGTCAGGACTGCGACCTCGGTCGAGCCCTCGTCGATCATCTTGTCGAACTCTGCGAGCAAGGTGGTCTCTGCGGTTGCGAGTTCCTCATCGGTTGCCTCGCTGATGTTCTGTGGAAGTGCGGTCTGCATCTCTTGTCTCCGTCAATGGAAGTGGGTGGTTCTTGACGCGACTGAGCGAGGCCCGGTATCGCTGTTCTGTCGCTAGGCGATCAGAAGCTTGGGGTGATGGTAACACCGCCTAGAGGCGAGTGTCAACGATTGTCAGGAAGTTTCTCCCGGGCTGGTCCGCACCTCGCCCCCGACCCGGTTGGCGTATGTCTGCGCCGATCCGAGCGAGGTGAAGGCTCGACCCGTGTAGGACCCGTTGAGCCACACTTGGTAGCGACCCGTTGAGACATCAGCCTGCCGGGCATCGTTGCCCCGGTTCTTGCGACAGCCACAGCCCATTACTTGTCTCCCTTGATGCGTCGTGCCAGTTCGGCGATGCGGTCGGTCTTGGACCGTCCGATGGATGATGCGATGCGATCCGCGGCACTTGCCATCAGAGCTTCACGTCGACTGCTGTCTCCCTCGTATGCCGGGAGCGAGAGGGAGGCCACGAGACCGAGGGTCTCTCGGACCCTGATCTTGGGGAAGCCGGGGACATTGACCGCAAGGATCGCCACCAACTCGAGGGCTCCTCCGATCCGTCGCCAGTCACCGGAGACATCGGAGGCCATGAGCGCACGGACATCCTCGCCACGGAGCCCGGGACGCAATGCCCCGGCGACCCAGATGCCGAACTCGTCCTCGCCTGCTGTCACATCAGCAGCAGCCATCGCCGTATTGTCGTAATGCGCTGCAGTCTGTGAGGCCGATGCCTGCTGGGGCGCGTGGCCTGAGTTCATCGTGATCTGCCCGACCGGGAACCTGAGACCGTCATCGCACAGAATCTCTCCGGTGAGGAAGTGGGCGTAGGCGGCAGGTGAGTGAGGGGGCTGGATGCACCGATCTCCGAACCCGACGTGGCATTGACCCCAGACTGCGAGGTGACCATACACATGGCCTGAGTCATCGACCGTCAGGGGGGTCGGCTCTGCGAGCTTCGGATTGGTGAACCATGCAGACGGGGGAACGACAGGAGCCTCGATCGGGTGGCCTGAGGCAAGGATTGAGCCCTGCTCCTCGCGAGCGTTCATGGATCGCTGGACCTTGTTCGCCCATGCCATGCCGGGGTCTCCACCCCACAGAGCCCATGCGATGCGTCCGGCAGACGGGAACCCATCCTCGCCGGGGCTCCAGCCCTCGCCCTGCTTGTCGACCTCATGGCGAGCGAAGTACGAGACCATCCGGTTGACCGTGTCAGGTGACAGGTTCTTACCGTTGGAGATGTCTCGAGCCCGTGCCACGCCGACCTCTGTGCCTCCACGACCGAACTCGGATCGCCACTCGAGACCCTTAGCAGCCTCATCTCGGGCTCCCTGAGGAGGCGTGAAGTCGATGTCATCGTAGGAGGCGAACTGGGTGATGTACCCGGTGACCTCGGATCGGAGCATCATCGAGGCGGTCAGGGCTGCGACGTTCTCAATGAAGGCCTCCTGAAACGCTGGGAAGGGGACGACTGTGCATCCCATGATCCGAGCCGATGTGACTCGCATCTTGAGGTCGTCAATCGGGACAGCGACCTCTCCGGTGGCAGGGTCGACCGTCTCCTCTGGCATCTCGCTGGGGACGATGACCTCGTACTCAAGGGAGTCGAGATCGACAGAGACCCCACGAAGCTCGCCGTTTCGGACGAGGCTCTGGAGGCTCATGGCCTCTGGGTCGTCGGTCTTGACATAGGACCCGTAGGCGTGAACCTCGCGACCCATGCGCTCGATCCGTGTCAGCCTGCCGATCAGGACTGCGTTCATGTGACCCTCGGTGGTGCGGTTGGTCGCCATGAGGGGCAGGGGCAGGTCTCGCCATGAGAGAGCCCCCTCCTCGATGTAGCGTCCGTCGCCCGTCCAGACTCCCTCCACGACCATCATGGTGTGGAAGTCCTCAGGCTCTTCCGGGCTGTCTGGAGCACCCTCGTCCTCTGCCTCCACGTCGTCCACGATCTCGCCATCCTCTGGCATCAGCATCTCGTCCTCGTCCATCTCGTCCTCCATCTCGTGACCTTGATGGACCTCCACCTCGACCGAGACAGAGTTCCCGAGTTCGGACGGGTCCGTCTCTCGGGGGTCATCAGCGACAGGTACGATCTGGAGTCTCATCCTCGTCAATGTAGCACCGGGCGTCGCGGATGTGGTAGAACTCCCGACCTCTCGCTCCACAGTCGCGCAGTACGCCTCAGGGTCGGCCTTGTCGCTGTTCTTGGCGACGCAGTCATCGAAGTCTCGGTACGGTCCGAATGGCATGGCTGCATCGTAGCGAAAACGAAGCGACCCCCGGCTCCTTTAGGGGGAGAGCCGAGGGTCGTTCGGGGTCAAGGTGACCGAGATCGTGGAGGCTAGGAGGCCAACCAGACCCTCATGCGCTCTGCGATGCGGTGATCCTTGTCCCAGATGTAGTCCGAGAGCCAGTCCGAGAAGTCGTCCACAGGGACATCGGTCGTCTCCTCATTGAGGTAGCGGTATGCCCATTCCGGAACCACGATGGTGGTGACATGGACTCGCACTCTGCTCATCGGAGCCCATGCGTCAGGCTTCAGCCACTTCTGAGCGAGTGCCTCAGCGTCTGCCTCATTGGCGAAGCAATGCCAGTCGACATCGTCCACGTCGTCGCTGTCGTTGCCCTCCTCGAAGAACTCATACCACGTCGTATGGGCGTGGAACACGGGTTTCGGGTCGAGCCCGGCGACCTCGTTGTCTCCGATCCAGAGACGCAGGTCAGGGTCAATCGTGTCGTAGGGGTCGTCCATGTTCTCCTGCTCCTCATTGGGCTCATGCACCTGCGTCCATGCCTGCCCTCCGAGGTCAACGAGTTCCGGAATGGTGAGGGGGCGATTGGTCGTGAACTCAATCGCGATCCGATAGGTGATGGGCTCGCTCATGCCTTGGCCTGCTCTCTGATGCGACCCTCAGCGATGTCCCTCGCCCACTCCTCTGCGTTCCATGCCATGCCGAACAGGCCATCGACCTCCTCGTAGCAGGCACGACAGCAGATGCCCCACTCTGTCCCCTTGGCTGTGGCCTCACAGCAGGTCGTGACAGGGTAGATGATGTCGTAGGAGGTGTAGACAGCGATGCCTTCCTCCCCCCAGATGGTGAAGGTGCCGAGGTATTGGGGTTCAGTCGTGGTCGCCATCTCACGCACCTGCCTTCTCATTGGCTGCATCGTTGATGCGAGCGATGATGGCCTCAGCGAAGTAGACGACCTTGCCTGCCTTGATGTCCAGAGCCACGATGGGGGTCTTGCGCTTCTTAGCGTCCACGCCTGCGAAGGCGTAATCCTTGAGGAGGTGCGTGAACTTGGTGCCGAGAGGGGCGATGAGTTCGGTGGCGTTGAAGTTGTCATCGTAGGCTGTGTAGCCGAACTTGCTGAAGTAGGTGGCCTCCTTAGAGGCGAGGTTGACCCCGTTGTCTCCGAGGCTGACAGCGACTGCGGTGACCTTGAAGTCGAACCACTCGCCGTAGCCCATCGAGGTCTTGCCGACCTCGAGCCCGTGCTTGCTGAGGATGGCGCGGATCGCTGCATCCATTTCCTTGGCGACCACCTGTGCGGTCTCCTTGCTTACCTGTGTCATGTCGTTCTCTCTTTCTGGTTGGTTGACGACATGATGAAGGATAGCCGACTCAGGTCGGCAAGTCAACTATCGGAGAGGACATTTCTTTCGGGCTGTGTCTGAGGTCTCCCATCCCCCCGACGTGGTGGGGGAACGGGGGGAGGGAGCCTCTCGGTCGGTGTCCCTGCGACCGGACTGGGTGACTCGGATCGGAGTCAGTTCTTGGTGATGACCTCAGGCTTGGGGATGGCCTTCCACGCAGCGAGCATGGCCTCAGCCGATCCAGCCATCGCTGGGGAAATCTCGAAATGGAGCCACTTCCCTCCCGGTGTCCCGGCATTGTTGCGCTCGTCATAAATGACGACCCCTGAGTTCTTGTCGGCTCGGTTGCACCGATACCCACGCCCCCATGCCTTGCCGGGACCCTTGCCATCGGGGTCGTAGGCGTAGTCGTGAATCTCCTCGATGCCGAGTTCGGTCGCGTGTGCGAGACACCACTCCCATGCCTCGAGTGCAGCCTTGCGATTGCTGTACCCAGCGTCTATGGCTCGGCCTGTTGCGTGGACCGACATCCACTTCTTGTAGTCAGGGAGCTTCTCCAACTCGGAGGCACTCTTGTTCTGGTACTGGGCTGGAGCCGATCGCATGGCACGGACGGTCAGGATGCCGAGGTTGGTCAGGTTCCAACGTCGCTCGAGGAGGTCCATGAACTGGGCGACTCCCGGAGGGACTGAGCGACCAATCTTGTCGAAGCCCGTGTAGGGACGCTTGGTGTTCGTCACTTGCCTGCTCCCAGACCGAACGCTCTGTCCTTCTTGTTGAGGAAACGGATCGCGACAGGGACGAGGCTCGCCCAGATGGCGTTCAGGGTGGCCTTGGGGTCACCACCGGAGGCGGTGTATGCCGCGATCCCGGTGCCGACGAGGGCTCGCAGGTACGACTCGATGATGGCCTTGTGCTCAGGCTTCAGCGTCATGGGGGGTCTCCTTGGGTTCTTTCGGCTTCGACTTGAGGCCGTTGGCAGATAGTACCCCAGCGAGGGAGCCCGTCATGAACACGCAGAGCGTGGACACGAGGTCGATGAAGGCTGCATCGTTGGGGGCTTGGCGCATCGGCTGGGTCACGAACACGAGCGCATACAGCAGGGACATGACCGACAGGGCGAACACCCCGGCAAGGGTCAGGCCGATGATGAAGATGAGCCGAGCGTGTATCTCCTCCGGGCTGTGTCGGCGGTCAGGGTGACGTCGTATCGGTGACATCGGGGAGCACCTCCTCAGGTAGCAGGTCTTTCGTGCAGGTCTCTGATGCGCTGCAGATCGGGGGATTGCACTCTGCCGACTCCCAGTTCGCTGGGTCTTGGCATGGGTATCGGAAGCCCCCGTCGTAGGCGCACCCCGAGAGGACTGCGATCAGCAGGAGCCCGGCGAGCTTCCTCACTCGTCGTCCGATCCGAGCAGGTGGAGGACAATCTGGAGGACGACGATGATGACGGACAGCCAGCCCACGAACGACCTGATCCAGCCAGAGAGGGTCAGGTAGACGATGACTGCGGTCGCCCACACCCAGAGGTTCTCCTTGAGGAACTCGGTGTGTCGGCTCATGTCAGTCTCCGTCGCGTGGGTGGTGGGATGACGGTCATCATGCCCGTCGCGGCAATCATCGTACGCCGCTTTCCGACTGGAATGTTGGAAAACAGGGGGATGTAGTTGTCGGTCTTGCCCCCGAACACATTGACCTCGTCCTCGAAGGCCTGACGCACGTCGTCAGGTGCGTCCTGCACAGCCTCCACGATCTGGGCAGCCTGCTCGAGCGTGAGTGCTGACTCGTCGATTGCTGCGAACACCTCAGTCGCCTCCTCAGCCGAGAGCGATGCCACGACCTCTGGATCGGTGGCCTCTGCGAGAGCTTCAGCCGGGGACATCTGCTCTCGGATCGGAGCGAGGGTGGTCGTGGTGCTCGGTTGTATGGTGGACGACGTGGTCGTTGTCGGTGCGTTCTCGGTGCTCGTGCTCGCGATGTTCACGGCTGTGGTCGTGGGCATGGGCGAGACCGTTGATGATGTGCTCGAGGTCGTCTGGATGATGGTCGCTGCAGGAGCAGTCGTGCTCGGCATGGTGCTACTGGTCGCAGGCTGGTAGACCGTTGTTGTCACCGGGATCGAGGTCGTGGTTGTCGAGGTCGTTGTGGTGGGCTCGGTGGTGGTTGTGGAGGTTGTGGGCGTCGTTGAGGTGGTTGTGGTGGGAGCAACGGCATCGACCGTAAAGGCCTCTTCCGGAACAATGCTCCAGTCGCCCTGATCGCTGTCTAGTTGCCAGAACAGCATGGCGCAGGTCCCTCCCCCGTTCTCATACACCCAGCCCTCGAGAGGGAGTGGCACACCCGTGTCGTAGACCCGGCGAGGGGCGTAGTCGATGGAGCACCCCTTGTCCGTCCAGTCCCCGAAGCTCGTCCCGTCGATTGTGAAGTGGCTCCCGTCATCGGAGGCGATGGCGAACCTGACTGAGGTCACGCCCTCAGGGACAGTCACGAACCCGGCGTAGCGCACCATGAAGCCATCCATCGGGCATCCCGGGATCGGGTCGTACTCGTACACGACGTTGATGAAGGCCTCCACACGGGAGCCACAGATCGGATACGCCTCTGTGGATCGTGCCGGGGGGATGTCCGAGATCGTGTACGCGGTGACCGACAGCCCGGGCGTCATGGCCTTGACTGGGTTCGGGGCGAGGCCACCCCATGCGACAGCGAGCAGACTGACGAGGGACAGCAGTCGCCTCAGGGTCATGGCTCTGGGATGGTCACAGGGGAGTAGGGGTCGGTGTCTGTGCCAGCGCGTGAGTCTCGCTTGATGATCTCACGCAATGCCCCCTCGCGACCGAGCATGGCGTAGCCGAGCAACTCGTCTGTCGTCATGGTGCTGTAGTCGACAGGCTGGATGAATGGTCCATCGTCTGTCTCGATGATGAGGATCGGGTCGCTCATGGATGCCTCCATCCGTATTTCTCTGCGTATGCACGGGTCGCTGGGTTGGTGGTCTTGCCTCGGCTCGTCCACCAATCAGCGAAGGACTCAGCGTAGCCCTCGTACTTGTTGGTCCGTCCGTACTCGGAGAGACCGTCCGGTGGCTTGCCGGGGAACTGCTTCCTGATCTTGCCGAAGAATGTGTTGCGCCCTGTGGTGGCGAGGTCCTCTGGATCGAGAGCATGACCGTACTCATGGACGATGGTCCAGCGCACTTTCGTGACCGGGACTGACTGCTGCTTGAAGGTTCCCTCGAGCAGGTCATCCGTCTCGAGGTTCTTGGCCTTGATGCGTATCCGTGCGCTCTGCCATGTCTCCTGCACGATCTCGCAGTCCCCGTTCACATTGACTCCGAGTCCATTGGATGCCTCGACGAACAAGCGTCTGGCGATGGGGTCATTGAGAGAGCGAAGCTCATCCACCTCGCGGACCAGCATCTCCCACGCCTGATCGCTGATGCCGACGCTGTCGAAGACCATGACGTCGCCATTGACGACGACCCTCTTGGCATCGGTGACGATCTTGGTCGTCGCATCTCGGGAGAGCTTCTCGAGTTGAGGCAAGTTGGCGTAGCGATCACTCATAAAGTGCGAGACGATTGCGTCTCGGTTCTCGTCGGTCACCTCGACCCATTGACCGGGAGTGAACTCCTCTGAGAAGCCGGGGGCGATTGCCATCTCCTCCTCGGGCGAGCCATAGACATCCAGCATCACATCGTCAACGGTCGGCAGGTCGGTCTCGCCGATGACTGTCCCGTCTGGACGGGTGTCCCCGGCGTACAGGAACTCGATGTAGCAGCGACAGTTCACGACGTTGAAGGCTGACCCACTCGGATCATGGGGGTACAGCATCGGCTCCCCGTCCACATCGAAGGGCTCGTCCATTGGGAGCGATTGGTCCATGAGGGCGGTGTGCCACTCGCGACCTCGAGCGTCACCCGTGGCGACCCAGACCTTCTCCACGGGTCCGAACTCGCCGAGGAGTTGAGCCCCCTCCCAGTCCCCGTTCACATACGCAGAGATTGTCTCTGTCCGGGCGATGGTGTCAGCCCGGTACTCAGAGAAGTCGGCGAGCTTCCCGATCTGATCCTTGAGTTCCTCGTTGCTCGCTCCTGAGGCCACGGCACGGGTCACTCGCTCACGGACATCCGTCCAGATTGTGTCGCCCACGCCTGAGAGTCGGTTGCTCGCCTCGCTCATGTATCGGACGGCCTGATCGTTGGTCACGCGAGCCCACGATGCGACCTCAGCCTCTGGCATCTCATCCGTGCCGGGAGCCTGCGTGAACGCTGACATGGCACCGGACAAGTAGGTCTCCTCGATCTCTGGGGCAATCTCACGGTCATACACGAGCTTCCATTGCCCGACAATCCCGTCGAACGCATGGAGGTCGCCTGCTGCGGTCAGGGAGGAGACGATGGTCGTCTCTGGCAGGGTCCTGAGGAACTTCTCGTACGCCGACGTGACGATGGTCTTGAGCGACCGAGCGATGGCATCGGCGAGCTTCTGCGACCGTCGCTCGAGCCACGCCTCCGTCTCGAGTCGATCCTTGGGGTCAGGGAGCCGAGAGGGCTGAGGCAAGTCGGTCATACCGATGCTCCTGCTTCGCTGCGAGCAATGCCCGGGTGTAGGTGTCGAGGGACGTCGTCAGGACATCGCTGTCGACTCCATAACGCTCTGCGATCTCTGGCACGACTCCCCATGCGCCGTCGAGGAGGCTGCCGAAGTCGGCGTAGGCGGTGGCATCGAACAGGGTGTGAAGTGCAGTCGGATCGGAGCAGGCCACGGAGGCTGCGCCACCGGGCTGTCCCTTGCCTGCTGCGGATCGGAGACGGGCTCCTGCTCGCTCCAGAGCCCGGCGCACAATCATGTCGCACGAGGCCACAAGGGCTGAGGCGTTGACGCTCGTCGGCTCGGTTGCCGGGACGGTCTCGGTCGGTGCCGGGGCGATTGGCTCTGGCTGTGCTTCCGGACTCTTGGCCTCCTCCACGATTGCTACGCCCTCTGCAATCTCAGGAGCCGACAGGTAGCCGAGGTCCATGAGGATTGACGGAGCGAGTGTCGGGGCTCCACGGACGACGGAGAGGAGGATGTTCTCACGTCGCTCCTCATCGGACGGGGCATCCTCTGGCGAGAAGCCCATCTCACGGAGCATCGCGTCGGCTGAGAGTTCGTTGCGATCGTAGGCCTCGAGTGCGCTGGCGGTCTTGTCTGGCTTGGTGCGAAGGTCGGCTGTGTCGTACCAGACCATCGCATCGCCGGGGTCGTAGCCCTCGGCTGTGAGTGCAGCCTCAAGGAATCCGACCGTCAGGGCGTGGACGACTGTCTCAGAGAGGGGTTCGATGTGGAGGGTGATGGCCTCCTCTGCGACCTGCCATGCGCCCCAGTGGTTCATCGCCGACGTGCCAGTCAGAATCTCCGGTGGGATGTCAAGCCCGAGGGCGAGTCGCTTGATGGCCTGATCGAGCAGGCTCTGGACGCGATCATCGAAGGGAGTAGCGAAGGTGAGGTGCTTGATCTTGTCAACCAGTTCGCCGGGGACCTTGACCACAAGGGGGACGACTGCTGCTGCCGATCCACGGTCGAGGAGCGGTGTGGTCATTGCGTCAATGAGCGTCTCTACGAACCCGTCCTCTGGGGCGGTGGTGTTCTGGTCGTCAGGATCGACGGGCTGTGCGCCCTGCGGTCCCTGACCCGGTGGGAACACGGCCTCAGATGGGATGGCGAGGACTCCAGCCCCGGCGAGACGGGACGTCGCAGAGGCGTGGATGTGGCGATTGAGCAGGTCGATCTCGGACAGAACAGCAAGGACTCCACGCACCGGGGCATCTGGCTCCCACGATCTGCGAGGGTGCTTACGCCAGACACGGACGACGACAGCGTTGGG